CAGGTTGGCATCGCTCAGGTTGGCACCGCGCAGGTTGGCACCGAACAGGTCGGCACAGCGCAGGTCGGCACAGCGCAGGTCGGCATCGCGCAGGTCGGCATTGCTCAGGTTGGCACCGCGCAGGTTGGCACCGAACAGGTCGGCACAGCGCAGGTTGGCACGGCTGCCGCCCTCTCCATTCAGCCAAAGGAGATGCTCGTCCAAAATCTTTTTTAAGTCCATTTTGCTCCCTCCTCAATGTGGGATTTCTATGACCGCCCACACATCGTCGATGCTCTCCGCGCCCTCCAGTCCGGTGATCTGGATGGTGAGCGGTCCGGTTGGCGTGGGGGCCGGGGTGGTGGTTGCCACCTGTGTCTCAATGGCCTGGCTCTCCGGTTCCTGGCCCCAGATGATTTCAACTAGTGCAATCAGCGCCAGCAGCAGAAAGAGATATGCAATGGTCACGATCAGTTGTTTCTTCATAGGCTGACCGCCACCAGAATAGCCAGCACCAGCGCCGCTCCGGCAACCACCGCCAGTTGTACCCGCTGGGCCATCGCCTGCGCCTGCTGTACCCGGCGGCGGTAGGCCCGGTAGCTGTATGCTTTTGCGCGCCTGTCGCGCTCGGTTTGTGCTCCCATAATTTTCACTCTCTTTCATTAGTTGAAAAGCTCTGTCTTGAAATCGCTCATTTCGCTTTGAATGGTGCTCGCCACCGCAGTCCGTATCATGTGTACGATGGTTTCGTAGTCAAAGCACGGTACGCCCTCTCGCTTGTACTTAACCAGCCCGCCGGGGCTGATCTTGTATGTAAGCGCCTTGTCCTTGACCGCAATCCCGAAGGTTGCCCGGCCCTCTCTGAGCGCCAGCCTTACCGTCTGTTCCGGCCAGTCTAAATACCGGGCCGCAACGTCCACTGGAACATTGTCATACGCTAGTATCTCAGCGTCCGTTGGGATCGGCGGCCGCGCTCTGGTTCTTGGCCTCATCGTTTTCGCCTCCCTTCTCCCCGTGGAGCCGCTCATGCTCATCCCAAGTCATCCCATAGTAAGCCCGGCATAGGTCGTCCATGACGCGGCGTGCATTTGCGAAACGGTTCTCAATCTCCCGCTTCGTGCTACTCTCGTTGAGTTGCCCATCTTTGGTCATAAAAAATCCTCCAATCTTGCCAGAGGCCGGAGGATGTGATATACTGTCTCCGATACCTCGTAGCTTCGGTACGTGGTGTCATGCCCTGGTCGGTGGTCGCACACCGGCCGGGGCGCTTATTTTTCCCTCGTGACTCCGGGGCTGGATTCGTGATTAGGTCCATTCGCGCCGATAATTAACCACTTCCTGTCGGATGATATGTCCGTCGGAATCCCATTCTTTTACGATGTCATATGATTCCACCCACCTGTTGAGGTGATTGATTATTACATGCTTGGACTCGATCATTATATTCCCTCCTTCTCCGCCCCGTCAGGGGCGGGCTTCTTTTTCTCCATTAGTGTGCTCCTTGGCCTTCTCCGCCATAGCTGCTACGCCTTCTGCATACCCGATCAAATACTCTTTCTTTCCGTCGGGAAGAAGTTCACAAGCACGCGTCAGGCTTTCGGCAATATTGCGCTCTTTTTCGCTCATATTGTCACCCCTCTCATTCGTTTTCTGGATACATTCTACACCTATTTTTTCGTATTGTCAATACATTTTTTGAAATTATATTACTTTGTTTGTATTGACAATACAGAAAATGAATAGTATAATATCTAATGTAGCAAGGGGGTGATCATGTGAATGAACGAATTAAAGCTGTGCGTTTGGCACTGGGGATTTCGCAAGAAGAATTTGGTAAAAGGCTCGGAGTTACGCGGGGAGCAATTACGAATATAGAACTTAACAAGGTGGAGCCAAAGCCACTGTTTGTGGATCTTATTTGCCGAGAGTTCAACGTAAATGAGGACTGGTTAAAGAACGGGGCGGAACCAATGTTTTTGCAGAGGAGTCGGAACGAGGAGCTTTCCGCATTTTTCGGCGACCTGCTCAATGGTGAGCCAGACTTTAAGCACCGTCTAATTTCGGTTATGTCAAGATTATCCGTTGACCAATGGCAAATGTTGGCCGATATGGCGAATATGCTTGTAGAAGAAATGCAAAAAGAAAAGCCGTCCCCCGAATAAGGGGACGGCATGGTATCGGTGCTATTTAGAAATGTGCAGGACAAACTGGTAAACATTTTTTAATTTTTCCTCGTCCATTGCGGATATAAGCCTTTCGATCGACTCTAGCAATTTTTCTTTCGGCGTCATTCTGCACCATCCTCCCAGTTTGTGCCACTCCCAATCAGAACTATGTAATTTTTCTAATTTTGGCACATTTTGTAGCCTCTGTTTGCACTATACGCCCTGTTTACCTTATATTCTGTCAGGTTTTGTCGATGCTGGAAAATTTGTTTCTGTTGACTATTATTATAGAACATTAGTTCCATTTTTCAAGATGGGAATATCACCAAAAAAGAAGTGTAAATTTTCTGTGCGCGTTTGATCGCCTTCCGATATAATGCACGGATTATCGGACTTTTGCATGAGCGTAAAAGAACCGCCAGAGTGCGGTAAAATAGAGAGGAGAATGGGAAATGGGATGGAAAAGAATGGCCGCTTGGGGATTGGCGCTAATAATCCCGCTGTCCGCTTGTACTGCTGAGTCAACAGTAGATGTGAGCAAAAGCCCTCCCCCGGAACAGACCATTGTAGCCACACCCGAAAGTGACCCAATAAAAGACAATATCACTGCTACATTCTCGTCCTTCTGTGATACCTCATTTATAGAGATCTCCCTATTTGGAGATATGACCACAGTGAGTATCTATGACCCTGACATAGCCGCGCTTATACAAGAAGCGAAGGAAGCGGGGTCTGCGCCAGCTAACTGGGAGGATATTAAATCAACTCTTGTCGAGCTATCTAAGAATGCTCCATTACTCCAAGATACTACACGATGCGCCATTTACCTCAAGCAGTCAGAAGCTGGAGAAATATATCTTACTGTCACTGGCGATAAAGTTATGTTTGATGTTTTTGGGGAAGCAGTTACCTATAATGACGAGAAAATTAGCTTAGATGAGTTTAACCAGATTAAAAATGGGATGACATACGACGAAGTAGTTTCGATTATTGGATCGAAAGGAGAACTGCTATCCGAATCAGATCTTGGCATTGGGTCAGAATATGTAACTACAATGTGGATGTGGGAAGGTAAAGGGTCTATTGGGGCTAACGAAAATGTGATGTTCCAAGATGGCAAAGTAGTCAATAAAGCGCAGTTTGGCTTAGAGTGAACAATAAGGAGATTTTACGTATGTTGGACAAAAAAGATTTGCAGGCAATCCAATCCATTATCGCGGACGCTGAACAGCGCATCACCAAAAACACCGTAATGATGATGGAAACCAAATTTGAAAAGCGGTTTAATTTGCTCGCAGAGGGCCAGAGCGCCATCCTGGAGAAACTGGAGCACCTGGACGACATGGAGGTCATGGACACTCGGATCACTGCCCTTGAGGCTATGGGGAAGAAGCTGAACCGTGAAATGGAGAAACTGAAAAAGGCGCAATAAAAATGCCGCCCCCGGTGCTACCAACACCAGGGACGGCTCACATAGGGGTGATAAGGTTTGGGTGCCATATCACCCCTTTATTTTACCAGAATAGGGGGAAAAGTCAATGAGAAGAGCGAACGGAACTGGAAGTATTGTAAATCTTGGCCCGAACCGCAGAAACCGATACGCCGTCAGGGTGTCGTATTTGGAGCGGCCCGGACTGTGGAAGCAAAAGTATCTATCCTACCACAGAACTGCCAAAGAAGCACAGGAGGCCCTTGACAAATATTTGGCATCTAATATCCCGGCAAAGTCACTCGCCGTTACCTGGGGAGACGTATACAATCAGTGGTCTGCCAAAAAGTATGCAAAGGCAGGAGCTGCCTCTATCGCCAGCTATAAGGCTTCTTGGGCGCGCCTCTGTGTGCTAGAAAAAAAGGATATGTGCAAGGTTACGATTGACGACCTACAATCTATTATTGACCAAGACGAGGCAAACGGATTATCGAAATCTAGTATTAGCAATGACAAAATGCTTATGAAAGCACTTTTTAAGCACGCAACAGAGCGCGATATCGTGTATAAAGACTATTCCGCTTTTGTGGAACTTCCAGGAGTTGAAGCAAAGCACGAAAAGGGTGCTTTTGATGATATCACAATGCGTAAATTGGAGAACCTGGCGTCCTCTGGATTCCCTTGGGCTGATACCGTACTAATGCTATGTTATACTGGATTCCGGGTGTCCGAGTTTTTGGGGCTTACCAGATTCTCGTATCATTCGGAGGCGAATTATTTGCAAGGAGGTCTAAAAACCCAGGCCGGGAAAAATCGCATTGTCCCGGTGCATCCTAAAATCATGCCATATCTGACCAAGTGGCTGTCCAGGGGCGGTAAAACTATTATCTGTGATGATGACGGGAATGCAATCCCCGCATACAAATACCGCCCGCTATTCTCTAAAGTTATGGAAGAATTAGGACTTCCTTCCGCAACCCCTCATTGGTGCAGACATACCGCCGCGTCTCGGATGAGGATGGCCGGGGTGGACGAAGTCGCTATAAAGCGTATCTTAGGGCATTCCGATGGAGATGTTACCGAGCACTATACGCACGTAGATGTTTCGTTTTTGGCTAAAGAGATCCAGAAGGTTTCCTAAGTATTTGTAACTTTCTTTTTAAATATGTGCAAATAGAACAACGAACAAAAAGTTCAAAAAAGTTGTTTTTGTTGTGGATTTTTATTGTTGTTCTAGTATTTTTAGTTCTAAAATTAGATTGACTTTTAATGTGTTTGTAATTCCTCAGAAAAAGAAACCTAGTAATTGCAATGGTTGCAGGATTTTTTGTATCTAGTATGTAGCTAGTGCGTAACTTTCGGTGTAAATATGTGCAAATAGCAAACCGATGAAAAAGTTCAAAAATAGAGGGCGGAGGCTATTGCCCCCGCCCCTTGTTTAGCCCCTCACGATGTACTCGTAGTAGCGGGCCAGCTTGTCCTCCGGTGCGTCCTTGTCACAGAGGAACGATTTTGCCATGTCGGCATAGAAATCAATCTTATCGCCAACACCGTGTTTCTTGGCTACCTTAACGTAGTCACTATAGACCATGTTGAGGGCCGCCCAGAACTGGACGGGATCGCACTCTATCCCGCGCTGGGCCATGACCTGCTTTGCCTGCTCCAGCGTCCAGTGAGCGCCACGGGTGCCGTCTTCGTTATCCATATGCTTAGACCATTCATCGGCCATCTCCTTCGTGAAAGGGATATAGCCGGAAGCAGCCCCATAACCTGTCATGCGTTCTCCACCTTTTCTGTACGCCATCTCGTCCATGCGGTAGTCATGGTCAAACTCTCTCGGAGTTCTCATTTCTCCTTCGCCAGAGATAGCGAATCCGATTTTGTTCATGGGCCGATTCATCTCCCGTCGCTCTGTGTATGCGCTCCCATCCTCCCGATAGACCGGGGGGACGTAGGGGTAGCCGTAGTGAGACTGAGGGCCGTACATCCGGTCATCCCAGTAGCGGCTATCTACCCACATGCCACCATCGTTGCGTGGGGCAAAGCGCCCATCAGAGTAGCGACGATAGCCCCGATCCTCCGGCTCCATCATCTCAGAGCGCGGTGCATAACGGCCATTGTCGTAGTGTTCCCGGCCACGGCGGTCGCGCAATTTGTCCTCGGGCTCCCGGTCATAACGGCGGTCATCCTTGCGTCCGCCGGACATGAGCATCATCCGAGTAGATCGTTTCATTTTGACCCCTCCTTACGCCGTAGGGGCGGGTGCAGTACCGCCGTCAATACTGGCAAGATTGTTGCTGGGAGAGCAGCAGGGCTGCCCCAACATGCGGAACGAGCCGCCGGTGGGGGTAGTCACCACACAGACGGAGTAGCGGGTGCGAGTGCGGATGCCGCAGGCAGTCACCTGAGCGCAGTTACGCTTGGTAAGGGGATATAGCTCTGTCCCCGTCCCAATAGTAATGTACACAGGTGCATTGATGGTAGTTGTGGCCGGGATGGACTGAGCTACCACAATGCAATACTTCCCGCCGTTGTTGTAGGCGCCGGCAGGCAGATTGATTTCAAGATTCCCTCCAGTAAAGGTGACCGCCTGGCTTAGCACCAGGTTGTCGCACAGACGGCAAACAGGCTTACAAGACATAAAATACCTCCAGAAATCAGGGGCGGCAGACATTTAGCCCGCCGCCCCGAAATAGTCACGGCAGAGCCGGAAATTTAAAGTGGTCGATTTCGACCAGTTTAGCAGCCACAGCCGCAGCCGCTGCTGTAGGTCCCGCAATAGGGATAGGGGGCGGGCACTTGGTAAGCGGGTACGGGCATGGGGTTGATGCGCCGAATCAGCTCAGAGGTCTGAGCGTCAGACATGGCAGCAAGATAAGAGTTCTGTGCGGTCTGGCTGGCCTGGAACTTCAACGCCTGATTCTCAGACTGGAGGGAGGCGATCTTATCCTGAGTCAAGAAATTCAGGATTTCACGAGTACCAGCGTTCTGGCTGTCAATGATATCTCGTGTGCTATTCTGGATGGTATTCTGGATGGCGCAGGTGTTGGTCGCCATGTTGTAGTTCACGCCGTCGATAGCGCGCTGGGTCTGGCAGCAGCAGTCCTGTGCCTGAGCGGCCATGTTGCACATCTGAGACTGGACGCCGTTGAAGCCCTGGAGAAGTGCCACATTGGTGTTGTTGAAGCCGCTGGTGATGCTGTTATTCAGCGCATAGGTGCTGTCACAGATGCCCTGCTGGATAGCAGAGATGCCGCGCTCAACGCCATTGAACGCAATGGCCTCGTTCACATCGGCACGGGTGGCTAGGCCCTCGAGGCCGGGATCGGTGCTGGCACCGCCACCGCCGAAACCACCGAAGCCGCCGCGGCCCCAGCCAAAAATCATGGCGAAGATGATGATAGCCCACCAGCCATCGCCACCCCAAAAGCCGCCATTGTTACAGTTGCCGCCGTTGGAGTCGGAGCCAAGAGCATAGCCAGTCGCAAAATCGTTATCCATTGTATATACTCCTTTGTCAGTTATTACATCGGGGCCGTACGCTCCCCGGATGTTTCCAAAGAGCGGTTTTTATCAAGACCCGAAAACTGATAAAGAGTGCGCTATTTTATTTCATGGGGATACCAAGTTGCCTTGCGATCTCCTCAATCGAAGTTCCCCGTTGCTTTGCCATGTTTTCCGCAGTCTGTCGGAGTTGCTGGGGATTTTTACCCTGGATGAGCCGCATAGCCTGTGCCGCCTGCGGGTTTTGCCCTGCCATCTGTTGGAGGAGCTGCATGGGATTCCTTCCCGACTGCATCATCTGCATCATAGCCATCATGGGGTTATTCATCGGCATCATTCTTTTTCCCTGCCTTTCCGCTGGGGACAGGCTTTTTCAGCCGCTCTATTTCATCTTTCAAATTGTTGATGGTGTCCTTCATGTCCATAAACTCATCCAGCGGTGCAAAAGCTGGGAGCGGATTCTCTACCTGCTGTTCTCTTGCCTGCTGTTGGCCGTGAAACTCAAACACATCCGCCGCGCCGGTGTTGGTGTTGAATCGTTTCATGTAGACCACATTATGGGCAAGGTCAGGGAAGAACATGGGAGCACCCATAAAATCTACCGGAACCCCCAGCGCTTCCTCTCTGGAGGCCACAGGGCGGCAGAAAAAAGCGGGCTGTGTGTTTACACTCCCCTGCGCCTGAATGGCCTGTGAAGGTTGCTGAGTAGTCTGCTGGGGCTGATATACTTGTGGAGCCGCAAATGGGGTAACAGGATTGTAGGCCCCATACGCTGGATAGGTATAGTTAGGAAACGCCATATTGATGCGCCTCCTTCCCTGCCTCTATGGCGGTCACGTAATCCTCCAGCCCCTCGTCATCTCCCTGTGCCATGTACCACATCGCGGTTTCGGCGGCACAATCACGGGACATTCCAGCAGCTACCATCCTCTCAATCAAAGTCATATCAAACACGTCCTTGTCCATAAAAATAAGGAGTCCGTGAGGAGGGCGGCGACGTGTACCAACCCTTGTTCCTCACGTCCTCCATGTCTATATTGTCGCATAAAATAACCCCGCATGGGCGGCACACATGTGGGGGTTGTGTGGAAGTTATGGGGGATTCGCGTAATTTTTTGTATTTACTTTTTGAGATGTTACTTTATAATAGAAAGGGAGCGTGAAAAATATGATTATATATCGGCCCCATAGAGGCGGACTGAAAGAGGCTATGTCAGAAGCAAAAGAATTTAATAATGTAGAGGATATGAAAGAGTATATAGTCAAGCAGCATACTGACGATGTTATGGGAGAGGCATTTTCCAAAAATGATATTGTATTGGAAGAAGATGGGATAGAGGATAAAAGAACTGGGTGGAAAGACACAAGACATATTTGTGTGAAACGATATTACAACGAAAATTTTCCAATCCCTCAGTGTATCGGATGGTTTGCAACAAAATATTAAAAAAGGAGCCGGGTTAATCCCCGGCTCCCTTTTTCGTATAGAGTTGTTTTGCTACAGCCTCAACCCTCTGGAATATGTATTTCTCGTGGTCGCTAACTGTGCTTCGATCCCAGCCCAGCTCCGCCGCAACATCAATCTGTCCCCACTTATCAATGATGCGCCGCTTGGCGATCAATTCATCGTCGCGGTGTAGGGCAGCCTCGTGGATGGCGTTCTCCAACTGAGAGCGCAAGAGTTTATCCAATGGTTCCGGTAACTTCGCTCTTGCGCTCATTCAGTCACGTCCCTTCCGGCGGCTCCGTGGGCAGTTGTTTCAGGGCCTCCACCAGTTTTGCCGCCATTCCGTTCCCGCCTAACGCCTTGTAGGCGTTGTACATGTCCAGCACGTTTTCCATGCCGTAGATCGGGATATAACGTTGTTCGGAGTAGTGGTTGTACTCGGCAATGATTTCGCGCCTGAGGAGGGCCTGCACGCCCTGCATGAGCGCGTCGCTCTTTTGGTTATCTGCCTTGACACGTTTCCGTTCCCGCGCGGCGACCGCCTCAATGATTGCCACCAGAACGACCGCCGCGCCGGAAATCAGTGGGCCTACCCACTCCATGGGCATCAGCCCTCCTTAGTCAACTGCTTATAGACCTGATTGATACCAGTGGCCGCAAGACCGGAGACGATGCCAACAGCGGCGGCTGTTAGGTAATCGCTGGCCGGGAACTCGGGCATAATAAACATGCCGAGGATGCCAAGCACCGCGCCAAACACACCGCAGATAATGGGAATCCACTTATTGTCCAGGCCGGTGGCTTTGACGACCTGCCCGACGAGGAAGCAGATCACAGTGATAACCGCTACTCCGGTGATACCCAAAGAAGAAATGTCCATGATATGTACCTCCATCAAATCAGATTCAACCGATCCAGCACGACGGCCAGCTCCTGCCGGGTCATATTATCGCGGGGCCGGGTGCCGTCCAGAACTCCCTTGTCTTTGGCCTTCTGCCACGCCTCAGAGGCCCATTTGTCCGGGGTGTACTCCGCGTTGTCCTCCCCCTGTTCGGCTTGCCACACCACGCCCAGGAACTCACAGATGCCCTTTGCGGTGGCTTCGGCCAGCTTGTCCCGGTACTTGCTATCCTTGAGATACTCCGTGTCCGTCTTGTTGGTGTGGAAGCCGTACTCAATGAGTGCGGCGGGGGCGTCCGTCTTGGCGAGCACGGTATACATCTCATGCTTGATAGGTTCACTTCTCAGGGAGACCCCGGCGGCGTGGAACGCGTTGACCAGCTTGGAGGCCAGAACATTGCGCTGCGCCGTCATAGGCCCTGCGCTGGTGTAGATCTCCAGCCCGGACGCGCTCGACCATCCGCCCTCCCCGGCGGCGTTGGTGTGGATGCTCACAAAGCAATCCGGCTTTGCCTTATTGCTGATGTTGGCCCTCTCCGTCAGGCTGGGGTAGTTGTCCGCCGTCTTGGTGAGCACCACGCCCACCCCCTGGGCCTCCAGCAACGGCTTGATACGCTGTGCAATATCCCAGGTAAACTCCCACTCCTTGTATGTACCGTCCGGGGATCCGTTGACGTTGCCCGGCCCGTGTCCGGGGTCAAGGCATACAGTATGCTTGCTCATAGGCTTGTCCTCCTCTTCCGGCGGCTTCTGGCCGCCCTGTTTGAGCCAGACACAAATCCAGTTGTGCACCTTGCGGCTGGCGGTAATGCGCTCTCCGCCAAAGTCACACTGGCTGGAGCCGCCCCCGTCCAGCATGACGGCGGAGGACCAGCTCAGCCCGGCCAGCTCGTCCCGCAGAGTCTCTGGCGTGGCTGTATCCCTGGTACCGTTGCCGGAGCAGTAAAGGGCCAGACTGCCACCGCGCAGGCCGATGACGCTGCGCCCCCGCTTGCCCCCCTGGGCCGAGCCATAGGAGGGCTTATCCACCGGCTTGCCGGAGGCAATGAGGGCAGTAACCGCGATAAAGTTGGCCGCTCCCTCGTACTCGGAGGTCATGCGGATGTCCGGGCCCTTGTCCCAGGCGTAGCCCATTGTCCTCCATGGTGTGCCGGAGCGCATTACCCCACCCACCTTGAGCAGCGGGCAGGCCGAGCCATCTGGGTTCCACATGCCGCCATTCAACACATAGTGGGCACCAGTCTCTGACTTGACCTGGGAAAGTGTCTTGCGGCAGTTGGTGATCCGCAGCTCCATACGCTCCACGGACGAGAGCGGGATGTATGTAATGAGCTTACTCATTTGATTCACATCCTTTTATCCAGCGATCCCGCTGTTGATTACTGTTCCGGGGCCAGTAGCCCGGCCAGCTCCTGGTACTCCTCCGGGGTGAGCCGGTCGGCGGCGAGATAGACATCCATCTTGTCCTGGAGGCCGTCGGTGCGGCCCCGGTCAATAAGCAGCTTGCAGAGATTAAATACCGTGTTCATGTCCTTCCCCTTCCTCAAACAGCATTGGTGGTGATTTCCAACATACAAAGTCGTTCCTCGTGCTCGGACAGCATGTCCAGAGTGATGTCCTCTGCGAGGGGCGGCTGGGGTTCCGGCTCCGGCTCTGGAGGCCGCTCAGTAGGCGTGATGCCCACCAGCTTGTCCCCCTCAATCTGGAGGTCACACCAGCCATAGGTCGCCCACACCGCGTCATGGAGGTGGGCGGGCACCTCTATGTAGCCCTCCAGCCAGCAGGCGTGCCGCCCGCTCTGGCTCTGGATCGGGTGCTGGCCGGTCTCCAGCGGGTCAATTTGGATGATGGTCATATTTAATTCACCTCTTATTTCTAAACTATGGCGTAGTAGTGATATACAACTTGAGATAAATTAAGCTGCACAGTTGCTGCATCAGATGGAGTATAGTCATAATACCAACTGAAAGTTTTTCCATCCGCTGATTTTTTACCGTAAGAATCTCTTGAGTTGCTAGAGTAGAAAAAACCAAAGCCGCTTGTATACTCAGTAGGGATAATGCTGCCGGGAATAATGACAGAAGTTTCGCCAGTACCAGAATTGTCGATACTTCGATACGAATCTGGCCATTGCATGCCATAAATACAGAGTATTTTAAAGGGTTCGGCTAAGGTTATTTGATTAGGGTTGCTTTTACCTGTTTTTCCTGTCCCCACATAGCTCCCCAAAATAACCCTCGACCCCGCGTGCTCGTCCACGTACTGCTTATTTGCGGCACTATTGGATGCCGTTGGCGCGGACAACCCTATCAGCTCAACTGTTCCGCCAATCGAGCCGCCACTGGACCCGCCGGAAGCATTAGCCACCAATTCAAGCCGACTTGCAGATGAGGGAGATAGTTCTATCGAATTGCTGCCATAGCCAAATTCAATCCCTGATCTAATTTCGAGAACGCCCTCAACTGTTCCTCCGCTCAGCGGCAGGAATGGAGCACTTTGCATACCAGCCAGAGCGGTGTTAAACTCCTCTTCGGTTCCGGTATATCCTTTCTCTTTTGCCGCCTGATAGGCGGACTTTCCAGGTGCACCATCCTTGCCGTCTGCCCCTGGAGCTCCGTCTTTGCCAGGCAGTCCCACCCCGGCAACTTTTTTGCCGTTTACAACGATAGCCATGTTACACCTCCACCCATTGCCACATGCCGATGCTGGCGACCGCGGTGGTGTACTTGTCAAAGTCGATTCTTTTCATACTGATTCGTCACTTCCTCTTTCTTAGAAGGCTTGCCTATTCTCTTCCAGGATGCTATAATGACTTCGCGGACCAACATTTTTACCCCCTCACCTTTCATTGGTCCATGCCACCCCCTCCGACGGGGGTGGCTTTTTATGTCTCCAAGAAGGTGGTGCGTGTAGTTATCTACTTTAGTTGATGCTCCCGCCGCTGTGCATACCACCTGAGCTAAAAATCAGAAAATCTCCTGTTATTCGGTATGTCTGGCCGCCATCAGAGGATGTGCCAAGTGCCTCCGCTCCACCCTCTACAGCGATTTTCCCTCCTGCCGATAGAGGGGTAATTAAGAGAATCGCCCCTTTAGGGCAGCGCATATTCCCAATCTCAGGGAGTCCGTCCCCTTCTAGCGACAGATAGTAGGTCTTACCCGTTGGGTAGGCTAATGGCCCATCTACCCGTACTGGGTGGCCCAGCTTACAGGTAACCTGTACGTCACCGTCCGATACCGCCAAAGCATTCGGCGGGGTGAGGCGCGTGATATATCCCGCATATTGACGAAATGGGAGCCCCGCGGCCACAGTCCCCCCCTGCGCCTCAATTGCTTTCCGAATTGCCTCTTTCGTCTCCTGTAAATAGGTTAGCTTATCCGCAGCAGTGCCCACATCACACCACCTCCCCGTTGATGGCATCCAGCATGGCATTGATGTCACCAACCAAGCCATCCACATACTGCTTGTTGGCGGCGTGGTTTTCGCTGGTCGGCAGCCCGCTTAAAGTGAGAGGCCCCGTCATAGTCCCGCCAGTCAAAGGCAGATACTCGCCTCCGCCCTTCCCCGCCAGCTCGTCGATAGCCTCTTGCACATTGGTGGCCTCCAGGCCGCTGCCCGTGTTGCTGTAGCCCACATATTCGGCGGAGAGGTCGCCGCCCTCTCCGTCTTCTGTCACCTCAATGGTGTACGGCCCTTTGCCCAGGCTCTCCCCCATCTGCATCGTGCCGCCGCCGGAAACAGTTACAGCATCTGCGGAGTCCTGCTTGTTCTTAGCCAGTTCTTTGATTGCGCCTTGCACATCATCTGAATCAAGGCCACTCGTTCCTTTATCGTATAGAATCTGGCTTGCTCTAAATTGATCTTCCGCTATAATAACCACTTCGGACTGTTCTTGGGGTACAATATTGGCGATAACAGACCCGCCGTAGTCTACAGACGTAGACGAAAAGGAAGCCACACTGTCTGTTACAGTCGAAAGTGGAATTACTTTAGTATCGGTTCCTGCCGATATTTTTGAAAGCACGGTTACCCCGTTCAAGACTGCTTGCGTTATTTCAGCAATCGTGTGGTCAGCCGTTCCGAACGGGGAATCTCCAGCCGGTGGCGTTATGTTTACATACATCACAGGCTTGTCTGCCCACTCTGCCCCGTCCTCCGTTTTTTCCAGCAACTGCCCCACAGTTCCGCCATCCGGCAATCCGCTGGGGGCCGCCTGGGGGATTGCGTTGCCTTCGGAGTCAAAGCCTACCACCTGGCCAGCGGTACCTTTCAGCTTGTCTTGCTTGCCTTTTGCTGCATTGTCCGCATATCCGAAGATGTCTTGCGCCTTGCCCTGTGGGTCATATGTAGAAGACTGCATGTCTCCGCTTCCGTCGCCATCCGCACCATTGTAGACAGTGAACTCGTATGAGCTCCCATCGGTCAGCTCAATTGTGTAGGTGTCCGTGGTGCCCGGCGCATGGTTGCCGTCAGTCTGAGAGATGCCCGCAATCCCCACGCCCTCCACGCCGGAAAGATCGGAGAGATACACCCAGCCAACGCCATCATGCACATAGAGCTTGGAGTTATCTGGGTCATCTACAGTGGAGGCGATGATAACTAGGTCGCCCTCATGCATATTGAGCTTGTCCGCCTCCATAGCCTCCACAGAGGGATAGGATTTCACAATGGAGAGAACAGACTTAATCCCGGTATCGGTATACGCCTGGGTCTCTGCGTTCCATACCCACCAGGTTCCATTCTGCGGCTTCGGCGGTTTTCCGCTGTACTGCTTGGCGGTCTCGGCGCTCGCGCTTGCTTCTTCGGCCTTTGTAGTGGCCGTGCCCGCCGCTGTCTCCGCCCCGCTCTTGGCTGCTTCCGCAACCACCTGGGCGGCCTCCGCCTTGCCCTGTGCCGCTTCGGCAGCCGTTCTGGCATCCGCCGCATCCACCGCGTTCTGCGCCGCCGCAGTTGCACTGCCTGCCGCCCCCTGGGCGCTTTTTGCTGCGGCCTCTTGGGACGCTGCGGCCTCCGAAGCCGAATCTGCTGCCGCCTGGGCGTTTGCCTTAGTCTGCTCCACATAGACGGAGAGCTCTTCCCGCACACCTTCGGCGGCGTCTTTCGCTGCAACGTCCGCCGCTGCCTCCGCTGCCGTCTTGGCGCTCTCCGCCCCGGCCTGCGCGTCCGCGGCGGCGCCTTGTGCCGTTTCCGCCGCTTTTTGTGCAACCTCTGCCCCACTCTTGGCACTCTCTGCTGCTTCCTGCGCTTCCTCCGCCTGAGTAGCGCTCTCCTGGGCTGCAGACGCACTCTTCGCCGCCGCTTCAGCCGATTTCTGGGAAGCGTTTGCAATATCCTCCACGGACTTCCGGGCGAATCCCTTTATCTGTGCGCCGGTAATATGTCCTGCTGCACCTTGTTGTTCAGCCACAAAAAAAGACTCATCATCAAGGTCTTCGATAAGAGGCAATTCCCCAATCCGTTTATCCGCCATGTTCTCCCTCCTTCCCCGCCTCTGTAACTATAGATTCCGCTGTGTGGATAATACCAAGCAACTGTGTCCAATTGTTTGGCCCAGATACTGTGATCCTAGAGGCTGCTTCTCTAATTGCTACCGCCATTTGAATAATTTTTTGACTATCCATTACAGACCTCCAATGATATCATTCAGAACATCCGAGATGTGAAGAACGTGGTATCCGGTTATCTCGTCCCCCGGATCTACATCCTGTATCCCGGTAGATTGTATGGAACCTATATTGGTCTTGGCCGCGTTGTAAATCTCGGCGGTCAGTGTGTCCCCGGCGGACACCTTGCACCCGGAGGCGGAGGGAAAGCGCCCACTGTCCGTCGTCCAAAACAATCCGTATGCCTCTCGCATCTCCACAATCTTGTCTATGAAGTCGTTCCATACATTGTGATGGAAGTCATCCGCTGCCCGGTTACCCTGTAAAATTTGGTAGGCGTTACGGGTCTGTGTGTCCGTCGCTGCCCCATTGGATGATGTCCATGACCACGGTTCAATTACAATCTCTGGCCTTGTGGTGGCATAGACCGGGGAAGGCATATAAGGGCCGGTTCCGTAGCTGTTCTTGCCATAGTAGTTAATTACATACCTCTGGTTAGGCTCGAGGCTTGTTAGCGTGTAATTTCGCGACGTAGTTTCCACATTTCGGGCAGTGGTCGTGCTGTCTGGCCGATAGGCGATCACATAAGATGTTGCTTTTGAAATGGCTTTCAGCGTTACTTCAATAGTATGGCTGGTAACTTCACCCACCGTGATGGAACCATAGCTGGTAGGGTTTTGCGCTGCCGATTCGCAGGATGACTGACAGGACTGACAGGAATTTTGGCAGGATGATTCGCATATCTGGCATCCACCCAGGCAGCCGCTACACTGTCCGCACTGTACCACAGTACATTGCCCGTGGCATCCTTGGCTGCAAGTCTCACCACAGGCCATTCCATCTGTCTCACAGGCAATCTCCGTACAGAAGTCGCACATGGGCATGACGTTTGCACCGGTAAGTTCCCCCTTCAGGTATTCCGGTACTTCGATCAGCTCATCTGGCAACATAGATATGCCACCTCTCTAAAAAGCGTTTGTTTCTTGCCTTGCCCAGCCGCTCCATTAGATAGATTGCCTCTCGGAATAGCAGACGGTTCCACCGACAGCAGATGGGGGGCATATGGTGGAAACTCCCCGATCGAATATAGTTGTTGGCCACGCACCCTCCATCACAGATGCGGTTTAGGGGGCATTCATCGCACCCATCCCCTTCAACCTGTGCGCTATCGTATTTCTGCATAAGTCGTCTCCGCGTCTCATCTACCACCCCAGTATAGATATTTCCAATCACGAATGGATTATCTCCTCGTGAAAAGAACTCCTGACAAGCTAGGATATCTCCATTCAGGTTAATCCCCGCATAGCGCCCAGAACCCAGCCCGCACTTGCCGCAGGCCATACATGAGGTATAGGCGCGGTTTGCCCCCTCTTGGATCGCCTGGTTGTGCAAGAGTATTTTGGGGAAAAACTTTTCAATCTGTGTGAAGTAGATTGGTTCCCATCCATTTTCTAAGCACTCGACATAATGCTCTGAATAGCGCCGAAGTTCCTCCTCCAGTGGCTCAGTGCCGTCCCAATTTGCAAAACTATCCGGCATAGTAAAAAATGTGCGGAAACCAGCTTGTTCTGCAAATATCATATCGTGAAACAAGTCAACTGCGGTCTCCGGTGTTACCGTAGAGCGGAACATCACATCAGGAAAGTATTTCAAAATTAAAGGAAGCTTTTTCCCCAGAATGTCGAAACTGGAGCCGCCATCCTGAAGCGGTCGATTGCGCTCCTGAGTCCGTCTGTCTCCGTCCATGGAAAGCAAGAGCCCTATTCCTTTCTTCCTCATATACTCCGCCCGCTCCTGGTTCAGCAGAGTTCCATTGCTTGTCATAGAAAGGTTATATGCTGGATACCGATCCCGGACATACTCGGTCAGCGGGACTATAATAGCGTCCCACATCAGTAGTGGTTCCCCGCCGAAAAAGTTGATAGACGGAACCCCGTCTCCCGCGTTGGCGGCCAAAAAATCCGCTGCATCTTTCGCTACCTGAAGGGAAATCATATCTGGATGCTGTTCCACAAAACAATAGCGACACGCCAAGTTACATGCATTTGTCAAGTTGAGAAACGCTGAATATATTTTAGGAAGCATTAAGAAAACCTCAGATAAAGTCCTGAAACCTCATTTACGTCATCAAAAGAAACTAATCGTCCATGAAAGGAAACTGATGATGTGGCTTCTACCGACATATACGGACAGTTAAAGCGTAATATGTTATAGCCCGTGACAAGGCTCGCAGTATCTGCATTTCCAGAAATAGTTAATACTCGTTCTCCATCTCCGTTCCATACCACCATCCCAGTGTCCAAGAGCCCAATAATTTGTCCACCCATATCATCTACACCGCCAGCATATATCTCTGCACCATAAATTTTGGCACCATAAATGGTGGGAGCCCCTAGCTCATCCGCTGTAATAAATGTTGTTTGTGTCGCCTCTGCTCTTTGTAATGCTCGAAGTACATTGTTGAATGTAACACTTGCATCCGAACCGTCTATACCGTCTCGTCCGTCTGTTCCGACAAATTGGTAAGGCTCTTCCCAAGTTTTTCCCCCATCATATGTATCTCGTCTGTATTTATCTCCTTCTTGCTGCTTATCATGCCATGGTCCATCCGGAGATGTTGAAAACTGGGACTTGTAAGGGAAGGAATCTCCCCAATAAATAGATCCCCCTTGCATGTTGATGTCCCCGCGAAAAATGTATCTTCCACTGGCCGCATCAAAATAGAGTGCTGCCTGTCCATCGTCATTATAAAAGGCCAAAATATCGCTGTTTAAAATAACCCGGCTTTTCTCTGCACCGCTATTATCTGTTTTGGTAATTTCTAATCCGTTTTTTCGAGTAATTTTAGTGCCATAGTAAGAAGTCCCTAGTGTAACTTTTCGTTTTAGCTCTCTACTTTCTGAGCTCAAATAAGGATATTCATGGTTAATTTCCTTTTCCCCTGGAGCAGAGATGTCGGATAAATTCCCTGGGCCAAATTCTATATCCCGATTTGCTATCATTCCGTAAAAACCGTCAACCGTTACTCCATCCCCCAGTTCCGCTTCTGGAACTAGGCTTGAGCCAGGGGCCGAAAATCCTTGATACACAAATCCTTTTGCTGCATTCAAAATATTATCTGCCATCTTCTGCGTAGCTGATGGGCAAAACAATTCTATTGTGTATCCTGTATCATCTCCAGCTTCGAATGCATTTTCATCATCCCAAAACAGCCGGATTTTACTAACTGGAGGAGTTTTTTCATATTTTAAAAAAGAAGATGCTTTTTGGCCTACATAATACTTGTTATTCATACCAAAATTCTATCCTCTCCAAACACTATGGCACTTCCGCTGTCTTCTATTAAGTAATATGTCTCTGGAGGCATTGCAGTAAAAAGCGGAACCAGCAACAATTTCCCGTCCGCCGTAATAATCCAATTCCCTGCATGGGCCGCTGCTATATGGCATAAAATTTCTCGCATTGTATAATCGTTTGGATATTCAACCACATAACTTTCATTGATAACTGTTCTACTATCAACTTCTACATCTATACGGCTTGCTATATCCGCAACAAGCGCTTTCATCCCCCTTGGCCATTCACCCACATCTTCACTAATCAAGTAAGTTTGTTCGGTTTTCAGCATGGAGTCATAGGCAATGAGATTTTTCCACTGTCTATCTTCACTCCTTACATCAACAAAAAATATACCTAGCTTATGCCAATCTTTTTCTCCTTCTTCTCTACAGAATGGTACAATTTTTGCCATTCTGGGAGGTTCCTCTTTAGGAATAAATGTAATGTGGAACTCAGCAGGCATTGCATTCCCCGCTCCAAAATACTCGAATAACGGCTGCTTTATATTTGCGCTTTTAATGCTATCCATTCCGTACATTATTCCGCCAATTTCTACTTGATACTCGTATGGCATATATTACTCCTCAATCAGTGGGAATGTGATCCCTCCCCATAGTTCATCTCCGTTCCTCTGCTTCATTTGAAACGTAGCCGGGTTGTTATTGGAATACATTTTTCTTGTTGCAATGCTGTTTGTTTGAGGGTCTGTATATCGAACCGATACCCATTCCGGCATAATTGCCGTTAAGACTTTACTTGTTTCGGCGGCATTGAGCGGACGGCAGGTAATATCCAGCCGCCGCTTTGTTGCCACCCGATTCCTTCTGAGTTTGCCATCCAAAGTACGACCCGCTCCTTCCCCGTCCACGTCAGACCGTTGCCACTTAACTCCTCCAAATGAAATGTAAGGGACAATATCAAACCCATCAATTTCAAGAACCAATATTGTCACCCTTTCTTCCAATTTAAAATTTATCTGCCAAAAATGCGATTCTTCCTATTTTGGTATTCCGTTACTCGTTCTCCGACCTTATCCCCATCCAGATAAACGTCTCCGCTGTTCTCTTCAATTGCGGAAATGATTTGCTGGCTTATGGCAAACAATGTGCTTATCATTTCTTGATTTATCTCCCGCTGGCCTTCTCTTCCGTCTGTTACTGTAACGGTTCCAGATGTATGTGTATTTATGCTCTTTACTTCTTCCACAGAAAAAGATCTAGAGAGACTACCAATCGAACCAGTTGAAAAAGCACTCACCATACGCTGATTTGTAAGTTCAATTTCCGAAAGTATAGCATCTCTACTATTACCGATTCCTTCGGAAATACCTAGGCCAATATTCAATCCAACTTCATCACGGAACAAGCGAGATGGTGAATGAATTTTTGCTGCGGTCTTTGTTGCCGATAGCGCAATATCAACAAGCCTATCTGCCGCGTTCTTAACTGCCCGTGTGCTATCATCAAGTCCATCCGCAATTCCGTTTCCGACCTGCTTACCTATCCCATTTGCAGAGTTAAATACTTCTGTGTCCTTTGATTCAACTCCCTCAATGAGCCCATTGCTCATATTTATACCGAGAGTTTTTAAGGTTTCTTTTAACGCTGGTGTAACCTCTAGAACTTTTTCGCCGATTGTATCGTTAATCAACGAAATTGTTCCATCAGCGTTTTCTTTCACTTCGAGATTGTCTAACAATCCATTTGCAACAGCCTCATTGATGTTCATGCCAGCATCTGTCGCAGTTTGAAGTGCCTGTAGGAAATTGGGGTCTGTAGACAGTTTTTCTCCAAGCAAATAGTTGATAGCATCCATATCACCGGAAATGGCTGCAAGCATGTTGTAGTCATGCAGGCCCTCAGAAACATACTGCGGGACAGCAATACCTGCGGCTCTAGAATCATCAGCGATCTTTTGGAGTTGTTCTGCTCTAGGCTCCAACGCGGCAAGCGTTTCAGACAAAGCAGCTCTCACTTCTGGAGTAATATCAAGCGTTTGGAACCCAAGTTTCCATTGTTGGTCAACGCTCCTCATAAAATCGCTTATACTATCTCCGACAAGCACTCCGGTTTCATCGGTAGTGAATTGATGGAACGTCCTGTCAAGGAGGTCTTCTACCGGCCGATCAAACGCAGGTTGCGCCTCTGTAAGCGCGTCAGAAAATGCCGCATTAAATTTTCCAATGAGAGGCTCAAAAGCGGTTGCAGATACCTGTGCTTGATTTGCAAAATAAGTCTGCATTTCGTTTTCTATTGCCGCAGTATATTCTTCATAATTACCATCAGTTTGATATTTTAGCTCGATAACCGCCAGTGCGTCCAAATGTGTCTGTTTTAAACTATCAAGCTGCTCTTGCGCTATATTGCCCAATTTCTCACTGACGTCCTTTACACTCTCATATGATAAGTCTCCACCAAGCTCATATACTGCATTGTTGAGCTTTGCTCTATACTCAGCGTCAGCAACCATAGAAAGCATCTGGTTTACCTCAGACTGCAAATCATTGATCGTCTTCATTTCCTGTTCATCAATGACTCCATCGGCAAGTGCATCTAGCATCGTTTGCTTTAATTCCGTCCCAAGACGCTGCATTTCGCTGGAGGATTCAGAAAAATACGTGTTTACGAATGCCGCCATTTCAGTTTTGATTCCTTCATCACTAAAGCCGATGTTGACAGCAAGCGCATACGTTTCTCTCTGTGCATTTAAGAAGGATTGTGCGTCAGCGATCATAGAATCAATACTGTTGCTCAATTCAGCATCATCTACTTCAAAGCCAACGGATACCTTCCAAATCAGATAAGAAAACTCTTCGGAAGATGCAAGATACTTTTCGATTGCTTCTTTTGCACCAGTCTTTGCCTCCACGTACATGTCCAGTTGGATAGAAAGCGGAGATGACATAATCCTTTCTGCCAGTTCTTTGGCTTCTTCCACTGTCAGTTCAATTTCTCCAAACCGCTCTTTTATCTCGTCATCTATTTGTCTCCGGTTATACCCTATGGTAATACTTGCAATGGCAACAGATAACGCGGCTACGATACCAATTGTCCACCCAAGAGGCCCAGTCCCAAAGATAAGGAGCGATCCAGCGATTCCTAGTCCGGCTCCGATAGCTGTTTTTATGGCGTTCTCAAGGTTCAGCCCATTGTAACCAATGTCGTATCCGCCTTGCCATTCAAGCGTAAATCCCGTAATTACAAGCCCGATACCCGCTGCGAGTTTATCGATCTTGCTAAACTTTCCATTCTTAAGATCCTTAAACCAATTCAATACTTTAGGAGTAATTTTCCATGCAGCAAATCCAGCTCCAATAGAAAGGATTGGCCCCAAAATAGATTCCATCTGCTCTTTTATCTTAGATGCCTGTTCTTCCAACCCGGCTAAGAAGTCATACTCGGGAAGGTCGAGACCCAAATCGCCTCCAATTCCGCCACCAGATCCACCACCGCCTCCAGAAGCAGTCGGCTCCAGAATGGTCAATTCATCAATCCCGAGCAACGCCTTTTTCATTTCTTTGGCCGCTCCAGTAGCCCCTTCAATGGCATCTTCCGCATCTGTGGCACCAGATGTCACACCATCCAGCCCGGAATAATCAATCTCAGGCAATTCAAATCCAACCAGAAGCGCCAATGCCTGTATCGCATCAGTAATGACTTCCACAAATGCCTGAACATACGGAATAATCTGCTGTAAAAATGGAATCAATAAATTCCCTAAGGCTCTGGTTAACTGAGTTATTTGTTGATTTAGAATGCGCAAAGCATTAGCCGGGGTCTGTACCGTCCGGGCCATATCCCCCATTACGTTCCCACTCTGCTCCATAATCGCTAAATAACGAAGCTGGGATTTTTGCGCTTGGTTCATCGTATTTACACTCTGCTCAATTCCATGTGCATATGCCACTTCTTGCAGGGTAGCTACGTCAATTGCATAGCCAAGGCGTCGCAGTGGCTCAATTTCGCCTGCAATGCCGGATTGCAGTTTTTCCATGGCCTCTTCAATGGAAATGTTATAGAAGGAAGAAATATCATAACCTAACTGTGTCAGGTTTTTTGACATAAGATTCGCTTTTTCTTCCATGACTCCAAAGCCACCAGTTATTTGCTTAAAGACGCCCTGGTTTCTGATCCATTCAGACGGGTCAATGCCCACTGCCGCATGTACTTCCTCTGCATACGCTTTGGCTTCCTTTGCGTAATCTCCCATGGCGACAGTGAACAGATTCAAGTTCTCGACGTAATCGTTGGATTCCTTCACCCAGTTGGACATAACAGAAGCAATCTGTCGTAATGCAATCAGGTAAACGCCGAACTTCGCCTGTGCGGAACTAATCCCAGTCCCAAGAACGCCGAAGCTTTTTGCTGCTTTATTGTTCGAGGCGGCGAGTCCGGTATTGCTCTGGATGATCTTCTGAATCCTTATCGGGAAAGCTGAGAACCCACTGGAAACTCTCTGCATCTCCGTAGCCAGGGGGCGCATTGCGTCCGCCACCTGATTCATCTGAACAGCAAACTTTCCTAAATCTGCTTTTTCTAAGGACTCGCTAATCTGAGGCAACTTTTTAAGGGCGTTGATTGTGGAGGACAAGCCGCTGGACTTCTGGATAGAAGACAATCCGTTAAGTGCACTTGTCATTTCCTTTAACTTTACTGTATTAATGCTGCTGCTATTTATCAGCTTTGCCGCATTTGCAAGTGCCTGCATCTGCTTAGAAACTGTAGTAAGCCCCGCTCCACCCTTTGCCGCTGTTTTCAGGTTAGTCAGCGCGGTAGCCAATGCGTCGATTTTTGCCGCCGCATCACTCGAAGTTGCCTCTATTTCAATTTGCAGACTATCAATATCAACGGCCATGATGCTACCACCTTCTGAAATACGGCACTTGGCAATGAAGCACTTGGCACTAAAGATATAAAAAGCCCCCGCCACCTCATATAAGATAGCGGGGACTTCGATTTACAAGCCCGGTATTATATCTTTGATTACATTGCTGAATCCATATATGCGTCTTGAATTTTTGTAGCTTCTTCCATATAAACATCCATCAGTTTCCCGGCCCATTCTTCATACTCATCATATGATCCGCTTCCGGCATGATAATAATATTCAGCCATTTTGGAAATTCCCTCATTTGATATTTCGGCCAGTTCGCTTATCTTTTCGTTACTTAATGTGGCAAGCCCTTGAAGCCCCTCTGTGTTATTTGCGGCTTCTATTTTGTATTCCTCTATCAATTCCGGAACAGCATCCCTAATTCTTTCTGAATAATCATCCAAAATTGATTGATAATCTTGATACACTGCTTTAGAATCGTCGGCCTGTTGGCTTTTCTGAGTTGTGAATTCTGGAAATTCCTCTGTTTTTTCGCTAATTATCTCTCCGGTTTTCCAATCATACACATCTTCATATGTTTCTGCTGAAGGAGTAATCCAATAATATTGGTCTGTTTCTACGTCTGAAATACTAACAGGGCTCCAGGTTTCGCTTGTATAGAAACAAGAAAAACGCATTTCTATGTCATCACACATAACCTCTACGCTCACGCTTCGCACACCATGGTTTTCCATGTCAGACTCAATTTTTATGTTTTCTTCCCCAATATCTATCCCGATTTTATTAAAAGTTTGTGTGACAAGAGATGTAAATTCATTGTCTTCAAGCAACTCATGGGTTTCTTGGTCCATATCCTCACCTTGACACCCGGAAATCATCAAACCAACCATCAATCCAGCCAAAATAAAAGAAACTAGCTTTTTCATTTTTCTACCTCCGTCCAGAAATTTCAGATATTATCAAAGCAATTCCCTTGCATAACTGATATATCCCAAACGGGATAAGCAACAAAATGAAACATAGCAATTCAATGACGCCTTTATCTGCATCCGTTCTTGTCTTTCGTCTTGTCACATTTCATCCCTCCTCCCCCAAATCTTACCACAACTTGGGGAAGGAGGCAATCAAAATCTCCGCTATCTCATATGAAGTTGGCAAGGTGCAAACCAGGGCCTACCGGAACTTTTTCTCAGCAGCCCTTGCCCAATTCTTAAAGAACAGGGTGGCTTTCAAACGTTCGTTTTTAACTTCCTGCTCGGTTGGTACTTCTTTTTTCTTGCCTAGTTGGTACGGTTCCGTTCGGTATGGAACTGGTTTTGTCCCCTTTTTGGCAAAATCCCGGAATATCGGAGATGTGTCACAAAGGGCTTCGTAGTTATAAAGGCCCTGTAGCCAGAGCATCATGTTTTCCCGCTCAAGCCTTTGCTTATCAGCTTGGCGGTATGCCTCTACCATCCATACATCACCATACCAATACTGTTCCCAAGTCATGCCGATGGACAGATAGTAGGGGCACTCCGCCTCAAATAGTTCCGTATAAGACCGTGGGCTATTTACAGCTCCACAGTCACCTCTGCGTTTTTTGCCGCATCCTCGTCAGTTGCAATCAGGTGGGTAAGGGCTGCCTGATTGTAGAGCTGAACCAGACGTTCCAGAAGAGCACTTGTCATCCCGCCCATACCATCCAGCAGGGCATCAGTCTGAGACCGGGCTACATTCTTGTGATTTTTTCGGAAAGCATAGTAGAACAGCTCCGGGATTCTAGTCACCGGGAACACTGTCAGCTCGTCCACCTTAAAGCCACGATTCTCGGCAAATTTAACGCTTTCTCTGCTAAAATCAAGTTCATACGCCGTCTCGGTCTTATTGTCGATGACGCGAACGGGCATCACTCTATCCTGAATGCTCACGACATTATCACTCATATGGTATTTCCTCCTCAAACCTCAACGTTTTTCTTGGTAGAAGATCTCAGACTCATACTTTCCAGATCAGTAGGCTTTGCTGCCCACTGAGGCGCACCGGTCGGGGTGATGTAGAGAGTTGTTTCCAGAACAGCAGAGACCTCCATAGCGGGCATACCCATCGGGGAGGGCTGACCCGTGAAATACAGTGCCTTGGTCAGCCCAGGAATCACGATACAGAACCAAGTAGCCTTATTTCCGGCGGCTGCCGTATCATAGGCATCGACAACGCCCTCCCACTCGGTCATAGATGCCTCGGTCAGGTTTGCCGTAAAAGACAGTGCGCCGCCGATGTCCTTCAAGCCTGGGACATAGGTCTTCCACTCCGTCTCTTCCAAGGTCGTTGTTTCCAGGTTGTCGGGCTCAGGGTTCAACTCAGGAATGCTTTTGATTTCGGAGATTTTTTCGTACCCAGTAGTCGGGCGAGTGCCAGCGGTGGCTTCTGCGGCGTACAACAGGGTGACGCCCGCTGTGCTAAGTTGGATTCCTGCCATAAAAATAGTACCTCCTAATTTTTTAGGGAGGCACTTGGCACAGAGGCACTCGGCACTGTCAGCCCTTTTAGTTTGTGTAGATTCTAAAATCCTTGTCCGCTACGCCCTCATACCGGGCGACAATGCGGTAAATAGTGGCATCCTGCAAATTGGACACCGGATTGCACATGGTACGAGTGAATCCCATCTTGGAAAACTCATTGTCGATGGTTTCAATGATATCCTTTGCCTCGGACTTCTTGTACCCTACACTGTTCGTGTAGACGTTTACCTCGTACATCAGCGACACGGCGTTTTCCAAATTTGGTGCCGCTGTTCTCATTTTTTGAAGCACGCTGTTGTCGCTTTCAACGATGGTGACGGCCGGAAATTTTGCGGGGCTGTCTACATATTCGCCAGACACAAAAATTCCTTCATAGGACGCTCGAAGCGCTCCTGCAATTTGACTGAAAAGGAACGATTCAATGTCTATGATACCGACCGCCTCCTCAAATCCCCTTCATAGAAAATGGTTTCGACATCTCGATACCCAAACACGTGATATCTTTTCCATGCTCTTTTGAACGGGAAATTAAATATTCTGCACCACTCAGACAAACATTTTTCTTGCCCATTTATTTTGATTCTGATGTTTGTCGTTTTGTTTTGCGCTTGTAACGCATACGGAATAATAGTGCAGTTTTCAGGAGAATATCCCTTATTTACATCGATTCGTTCAATAGTCAATCCGGGTCTCCACCCGTTTTTTACTGCCCATCCGATAAACACCTGGGAGTCCATCCATTCTTCGCACAAGGTTATTCCTCGTTCTCCGTAAGAATAGAACCGTTGCGACTTTGGGTTTGAACACCTGTTCTTCATGTTCCACCAAGAGTTATAAATTTTCTTGTAATCTGTTTCGCTTAATCCAAACGGGTTCTTTCTCCACTGCACAAAATCCCAACCTTATCTCAAAACCGCTTTGGCAACTGTCAAGAGACTGTCTCTCATGGCCCTGTCCGCATTATAGAATGGCATATGCGGCTTATTGCCGTAGGAGTGCCCCCACCCCTGACCATTTTTGTCTCTTCTTATAACAAGCCTTGGATCATCTGTCGGGAACCACCAGCCATTAGGATCATCCCAATGCCCGTTCCCCGGATATGTTCCTGGGCCAAACCCAAAATCATCATCCCATGGATGCCCGCCACCATAGCGTACGCCAGCGCCAAACTCAAAGAACAATATTGCTTGCGATTCGGCGTATAGGACATACCGCCCTTCGCCTTTTTTATCCAGTGTCAAACTTTCAATCGTCTCACCAGAAAACACATGTCCCTGCATGACGCTGTAGGCGACAGAGTAGCCAATCTCGCTAAGCTGCTTTGCGATTTCCTCGCCAGCCCCCTCAACCTTCTTCTGATACGCCTTGACTTCCTTCAATGCTTGGTTGATCGAGTCCGTGCTCAGCTTCAGTTTTATTTTTGGCACTTAGCATCGCCGCCTCAATCTCTGCTTTTCTATCAAACAATTTTTGTTCCGCTTCGTACTCAGATACAGAAACCTTTTTGATAGCGTATTGAATACTATTCTTCCATGGAGCTTTCCGCTTCACAATGTAGTTATACGGGCCGTCAGTATCAGCCCCATCTACCCACAAAACGGAATCCTCATCAATTTGGCAGGCCGTATCTGCGGTAGTTGCCGTTCGATCGTAATCCTCCAGTGAGCCGAACTGCTCCACCTCGGAATTGCCCTTGTTCGGGGAAACACACAGCATAGCGGATTTCAATTCGCTGTAAATAGGGACATATGAGCCGGTCGGGTTTCCATATTCATCTACGATTTCCTCTTGACCCTTGTATAGTTTGAAGAAAACAGGCTGTTGATTCCGGAGCAACGATCTCATAGCTCATCATCCTTTCGCTTGATGATGATTTCTCCAGGGGAAAAAGTGAGTGTCACTTCTGCAAATTCGTCCGGCGCACCATCATGTACATCTAACTTTGATACGCTTTTTAAATGGAATCCATCAATAGAAATATCACAAATATTCACACCGGAATATTCAATAACGGTTTTGTGTCCATTCGGATGAACCATCATCCCACCACCTTTGCAACTGGCGTCACTTCCTGCAAGAGCGGTTCAGAAATCCAAGAGGACTCCCAAGCCCGACTGATGGAGTTTTCCCCATGACTAAGCTGTCCCTCTGCTCCGATTCTGTTGTAGAGGTCAAGCGCACACCTGAACTGCAAATCAAGATACCGGCTCTCCAGTTCCTCCGGCCATTCCTGGAACGGATACCGTCTCGCCATGATCGCCGCTTTTGCGCTCTCCAGGCAGTCCTCCAGGATGGCCTCGTCCGGCTCATTCGTGCGGAGTTTCAACCTCGCCAGATTGTCCATTGTCCGCCCTCCTAGGTCTACCCGGCTTTTTAGGTGCGGCGGGAGGCGGCGTCGGTTCATCCAACACCGTCCCGTGCCGCTTCATCATATCCGCGTCTTCGGCCTTGATAGAGACCTGGGCACCAACTTCATAAAACCGGCCACCATAACACACGCGGTAATTTGGAATAAACTTCATGCTGCCTCCCGCTTTTCTTAACTCTCGAATGTAGCTCCAGAGAAATTGAACGTCACAACGCTTTGGTTATCTACCAACACTTCGAAAGCATCGGTCTTCGTAACCCGGAAAATAATATCCGGGTCAAATGCAATGTCCTGCTTAGTAGGTGAACCATTTTTCTTGAAGGTCATTTTGCTTCCGGTCTTAGTCAGGTGAAACGGAAAGTAATAACCTTCTTGCTCGTCCGGCTCAGAACTGAACTCGGTGTATCCGTCACATGATGGAATGTACCGACTACAGATCCATCAGCCTTGACCGCCAGGTCATCTCCTACCAGCTCGGACACCTGCTTCCACAATAGGGTCTGACTGCCGGGGAAAAGGCTTAGAGTGTCAGACCCGATCATCCCCCCAGGACGTTGAGCACAGCCACCTCGTCCATACGCTCGAAGGAGGGCAGGACGATTTCAGACGCGAAGGTGTTGATGTTTACAGGATGCTCCTGGAGAATACGGGTAATCGCAACACCTGTATTCACAATGGAAACCTCTGCGCTGGACGCTCCACGCAGATCCGCCTCTTCCGGAGTTGTTCCATACCAAGTGCCACCGAGTGCGCCGTCAGGAATCAGGCAGACATACCCATTGGGCACAAATGCATGGGCTACCTTGCTCTCGTCCCGGTACTGCTTGTCGTAAATGGCAATCCGCAGACCAGAAGTAGACTCCACAACCGCCTTTACTTCGGCGTCTGTCAGATAGCCAAGAGACAGGCCATTAGTGGTCAAATAACGATTCTTTACTGCATCCGTCTTGGAAAGCAGATTGAACGTGTAAGAGTTCATAATGGCGACCGTCAGTTCAGTTCCAGTCTTAGATCGGATAGCGTCTTTGACTGTCTTGAACGCCGCAAAGGGGTCAGCCGTAGAGGGCTTGTCCCAAGTTGCAGTATCAGTCAGTGCGGTGTAGTTGGAGGTCTTCCAAGAACCGTCTGTATCATACTTGTACGTGTAATTCACACCGTTTGCTTTAATGGCAATACCAACGTCTCCACCCTCGGGGAACAGGAGCTGCATAATCATCCGCTCGGGCACGACATTTGCACCGTCAACCAGATCTCGGGTATCGTCAAATACACGAGCAATCACTTCGGCAGCGTAGGGGTCGGTAGACTCCTGCACCCGCAGCATCTCCTGCCGGTCCTTCTCTTTGATCTTGTATCCCTCACGGAAGAAAGGCATCTCGGTCTCCAGCTTCTCAAATCCAATCCGATCACGGAAGGTGGCCTTCGCGTCGAATGCGGAGGGCATCAGAGAGACAGGTAGCCCACGGGAGCCTTTCAGCCAGGACAGGTCAAGGCCGGCCTTCTTGCGGGCAGGGAACAAGGTCGCGCCCAGATAAGGAATCTGATTGGAGGCAACCTCAATCCAGTTGGCCGCAATCGCAGCAGGAGTAAAAACTTCTCTCAAATCCATTATGTATCCCTCCTTACTCGTTCACGCCAATGTTGTCACGCAGAATGATACCGGGCACAGCAAAAGTATCATCCAGCGTAATGCTCGCATGGGACTCGACTTTCTTTTTGTCCACAACTCCCTGTACCAGCAGAGCGCCATTGGGATTCTCGGTCGGGTCCACATCATACAGCAGCATACCAACAGCGGTAGCATAAGAGGTAGTAGCCACCTTCTTCCCAGCAGTAGTCATGGGCATACCAGCAGGGACGGCAGCGGTTTCCGTGACACAAATGGGGATCGCCACAAAATCGTCAGCGGCCAGAATCTCAACGGTTCCGCCAACAGAAGTCTTGGTAAACTTCATCTGTTTCTCTCCTTTTCATCAAAAGTAGTGTTTCAAACCTTCGTTTGCATTTTTGAGGGCGTCGGCCCGCTGCTTACCCAACTTCTTAGCAAACTCAACGGCCTCGTCCTTTTCTTCGTTCCCACCACCAGCACCGGAAGGCTTGGGGTCCTGCTTCACCAGATCAGCCCTCAGCTTCTTTTCATAGGCGGCATTGGCTTTCTGCTGGTTGGCAAAGACCTTCTCCATATCGCCATCAAACAGGGCCTCTGCCGTTTCCCTAGCTAACTTCTCGTCATAACCAGGCATGGTGATGTAGCGGGCGGTATGCTCGGCAATGGTGGACTTCCGCAGCAGTTCGATGTACTTGTCCTCCAGAGCCTTGCGGTCAGCATCGGCCTGAGCTTTGGCGGCCTCGTCATCGGTCATCTTGGATTTGAGCTGCTTTTTCAGTTCCGCCGCCTCTGTCGCATATTTGTCTGCGGTGTCTTTAGATACATACAGGGACAAATCTACCTTCTCGGGAACTTCTGCTTTCAGAAGGGCCTCTACCTTCTGCTCCGCAGTCATACTGTCAAATCCCTCAATCGTACTGGTGTCAATGGTAGGCATACAAACTCTCCTCTGCGCTTATAGTCATCTCCGACTTATTCTTGCGTTTGATTATCCTCACATCTCTGTGAGCCTGCGAAATTTCTTTGATGAGCGGATTCTCTTCCCCTCATATTTAACTGGCATATCGCCAGATAAATCCATGAGCCGTTTTCCTATTCCCTCTGCAACACTCAGAAATGCCCCAATCGCTCATTTTTGTTTCAACATGGATCGTCCTTGAGTTTGGCCATCGTTTAATGAAGTTACCATCTTTGTCGAATTGGTCTACTTTCAAATTAAGCCGTCTTCCATATTTGGCAGTTTGTCTCTTTTCTTTATATCTTTCTGGATGCCTCTCCAATGAATATCGGATGTTGTATTTTTGGTCACACCATTCAAGGTTTTCTACGGCATTGTTTTTCGGGTTTTCGTCTTTATGATTTATCTGTGGCAGGTTTTCTGGGTTTGGTATAAACGCAAGTGCAACCAGCCGATGAATGAGCATACACTTTCTTTTCCCTCCATCAAGCAACTCCACCCAAAGTCTCCCGCTGTTATTACACTTTGGTGTAAGTTTTCTCGCGTATCCTCTTCCTGCATAATTAAGGCTCATTACATTGCCCAAATTGCTTATTTGGTATTTCCCCTCGTACCCATCAATATCTTTCCAGATTTCTTCCATCAACTATCGCCTCCAATAGTTAACCTTGTAGAATGAACAGGCGGCAGGTGGCAAGGCACTCCACTTTTCTCCCCGTCGGGATAGCCGCCCGTTTATTCACTTTTTCTCCGCCGGGGTATACCAGCACCGGCAACCAGGGTGGGGCTTGCTTGGTATGCTCCGGATGGGATAAATTTTTCCGTCTCGCTCCTTACAAGTGGAGCACTCACGCCCATCATTCATGGTGTTCCATTTCACATAGCGCACGCCGCTGTCCTGGAACGCTTTCAGTGTGGACTGGTCTGTGACTTCCACCGCATACCATTCCGTCATCTGCGCCCAGTAGGAAAGGCCCCGGCGAAACTCTGTGACCTTTGCGGTAGTAGAGTTAATAGCCTCCGCTGTGCGGTCACGCTTGCGCTCCCATTCGCGGGAATACTGGTATTTCGTCACAGCGTTGTACGCCGCCAGCAATGCCAGTAACCACGCTAAATTAGGCGGCTCCTCTCCATGCGGTTCGGCCTCCTGATACCGCTCTTGCGCTAGTTCAAGAAAGACATCTTGGTTGTCCTTGCGCAGTTGGTCATATAGTGTTCGGGTGACTTCCAGCACATTGAGTTCATCAAAGCCCATCTGCGCAACTTCGTCTTTCGCATCCTCAAACCGCTTGACTGCCCTCTTGTTCAAAAGGTCAATGGCTTTGTCGGTAAGATCATAGAACCCGCTCATTCAGTATCACCGCCGCCGGCCTGCGGATTGGCCGGGTCGCTCCCATTAAATCGTTCCGCCGCCAGTTCATCCCGCAGGCTCCGCTCCATCTTGCGCTGGTTTTCCTCGTACCAATCCATACTTACGCGGTACGCAGATTCGGGATCGCTGAATAGCCCACTGTACTGGAAGGCTAACTTCGGATGAATCTTGCTGTTGTTCAGCATCTCCGCCAGAACTTGCGCCTTGGACTGGATATTGGACAGGTTCTTGCGGGTGAACTCCGGCTTGATGTCTGCCAACTGCAAATCCAAATCGCCAGTCTCACGGCAGATATACAGCACCAGCCGCAGGAACTCCCGTTCCGACCGCTCCCATGTCTTTTCCGTGTCCTTGGCCCGGCTCTCAGCGGCAGACCATCCATCTCGGTAAATGACCGCCTGCCCAGTGTCGCTGGTAGAGGAACCTCCGTTCCGGTTCGGCATCCCGCAGATGGTCAGGTATGCGTCCTCCAAATCGTCCACAATGGTCTGCGTGTTGGTCTGGTTCAGTTCAGAGGCGATGCGGTATACTTTGGCCTCCATACCAGCCTGAACGCTTTTGATAGTAATTGCCATCCCGCCCTTTGCCAGTTCCTTATATTGACCGTCCTCTAACTCACAGTTTTGGAACACATCAAAGGCGTTGACGAAATCCTGAATACTGTCAAGCCGGTTGGATTCAATCATGTTGATTGCGTTCAGGATTGGGATGACCGGCTCAAACGCACCCATGCGGGCGTCATTGTTCACATACTCCACAATAGGGATGTAGGGGATGGTACGGCCCTCCTGCTTAGTGATCTGACCGTTCTGCACCTCGAAATACCATTCTGGGGTGTACACGCAGAAGTAGGGCTGTCCCTCATCATCTACCTGTTCCAGCACACCAGCGACCTTTTTCTGCCCTACTCCGCTATGGTAGATGCAAAACGCCGCTCTTGGGTCAAGGGTATATATGGATGCCGGGGACCCGTCTTCTTCTCCGACTTCGTCAGTGAGGACCATGCGGACCGCAACACCGCAGATGTGCATCCAGTCTGCCAGCTCTTTGTCGAGAGTGTCTTTGCTCTCGGCTCGCATATATTCATTCAATGTATTCACATTAGAAGAAATATCATCTTCTCCGCCGTTGGACACATAACGGATTGGGCCATCCAGAAGGTAAGCAGACTTGAATACCACGATTTCGTTCGCCCGGTTAATCATCACCTTGTTGTTGATCTCCGGGCGGACGATTTTATCTTTCAGCCGGATGTCCTGTTTGCCTCTGTAATAGTCATACAAATAGGACATTTCCGCACTGTTGATGCGATGCACGGCCAGTGCCTTGCCCAGCACCTCCACCACATTTTCCGGGGTAACTTTCTTTTTGGCGGTGTAAATTTTTCTACGCCCAGTCAGCCCATTGACCGGCCACTCGGATATAGCTCGAACAGTATTGTTTTCAGTCACTCTGTCACCTCCAGACAAACAAAAAAGTGCCAAGAACAGACCCGTATAAGGTCTACTCTCGGCACTCGGCACGCTTCGTCCAGGCATTGCCCGGAGGCACTTGGCACTAAACTATATATTCTCAGGCGCTTTTATCGCCTTTTAACTCAATCTTGATGTTTTTCTTGCAAGCCTTACAGTATGGATAAACTATACCAGTTGTTTTGCTATCCACCTGCATCAAAAGCCGCCCTTTTCCATGATTGATGCCAGCAGCGGCACAGACCGGACAATAAATGTCAATCTTCATTCAGTTGGGCGACTCCTTTCTAATTCTGGTGGACCATCTTGGAATCGAACCAAGACCAAGCCCTTATGAGGGGCCCGCCCGACCATCGGGCCAATGGTCCAGATATACCCCTTTCGGGGTATGCTGCGGGGTTGGTCAGGCTTGCCGCGGGCCTGTATGTAATCCGCTATGCGGTATCACATCACAATTACTATACGAATCTTCGTCAGCCGTCCTGTTACAATCCGGCCTTGTCCTAAGACAGCCGGAACCACACCTACATCCGTCAGCCTCACATGGGTAGGCCAGTTTCATCGTATAGCAATCACGGTACATCTCAACCCCTCCGCTGGTGTCGTCAGTCGGAACCGTTCATCTTTATAGGGCCGGGGTCAGCCAAAAATAATTTTTTCACCTTGCCGCTTTCGCACAGCGCACAAGGAAGGCCCGTCTGCTTTTAACCTGTGGTGCCATACATCTGGTGCCACCGCCCGCCTCATGCGGCGAGGAGCGGCATATGGCGGACAGTAGGTTGTCCAGCCGCCCATTGGCATTTAATTTAATCGCGCAGTGCCTCTTTTGCTTTCCATCTGCGTTTGGAGCCGAGAGGCGGCATTGAGCCGCCACACGTCCACGGCGTTGTCCATGGCCGCCGCTTTCGCTTCTGCTGCTGCACTCGGCATATAAAGCACCACCACAAGATGATGCTTTGTCCGGCATACACCGGGCATCTCTGGAGCCACCGGGAGGAATCGAACCTCCAACCTACCGATTACAAGACGGTTGCTCTACCAGTTGAGCTAAGATGGCATATTTGCGCCGTCTCGCTTAGATTGACACACCCTGGTCTCGGCGGCGACATCATGATTAGCCACTCGCAGGGCAGTTTTCAGTGGGATAGCGCCGGGGCAGGTCATAGCTGCCACCGCTTCCGCCTCCATGACAGGCGGACGCCGTTACCCTTCTCCGGTGCATAACTGACGCTTTAAGCCTCCGGTATAGTGTCTTTCCACAGTCAGCTCCGTGTACTTTGGAGCGGTTTAATAAGTTGGCTACCGCAAAAAGTGCGGGTCACCAAGCCCTCGGCCGGAATCGAACCGGCGTCCACTATGCCAAATCAGGGTATCGCTCTCACCATTGAGCTACAAGGGCATATTGCACACAGTAGGGGCAGCGGCTGCACCGCCGCCACCCCGCCCGTGTGAAGGAGGCTGGAAAAGAAACCTGGCGGATATGGGCAAATATCTATCCTCCTTTATTATACCACAATATATACGATTTAATCAAGGCATTATACACAATATTTTGTGTTTTAAAATGGACGGCGGAACACCTCTACTTTGTTCCCTTCGAGTTGCTGAACATACTCAGCAAACATTGCCCAAGCATCAGGAACATCATCATGCTTATTTTTACCTGCCATCGTATACCCGCAAAGGAAGTTGAGCATCCTTCGATATTCCTTGTCCTTCTTTATGACAGAGTTGTCTTTGAACAGCACATGGTCTTTCACCCACGGCGAGTTCACTATGATTTTTGTTTCCTTTTGCTGTGTCGTATATTTTGTGGTGATTTTCGCTATACCGCCAGCTTCTTTAACTTCTTTCTGAACTTTTTCTGCTACTTTCCCACCAGCGCTGTTGCTTTCAAACTGGCCCATTTGAGCCTTATGCTGAAGGAGCTTTGACACCAGCCGCGCCTCTACAACCTCTGGATTGCTGTTGTCGCATACTACGTCTTCACAATAGAAGGCATTCCCGTACTGGTAACAAATTGGCATGACGCAATAATCAGTGCCCTTGTCCTTCGTATCGCACACAAACAGGATTGCATCTGGTTTCCCGTCAGGAAGCTCAAAATACCTGCGCAGCTCATCTTCATTGTATAGCTGTCCTTCACGCTCAATGGGCTGAGTCATGTATAGTGCCCTCCAGGAAGCATCGTCCATAACATCTCTCTGATTGTGATAGAATGCCGTGGTAAACCCAAGTCCATACGGATAATCAAAATTACTCTCATCATTTTCATCCAGAGCAGGTAGGTGGATAAACTCTGCCATTGGGTCTTCTGCATGGGCTAGTTCAAGTCGGTCAATGGGGTCATGTAACGTCCAAGGTGTTTGGACAAGAAGCTGGACACAATCTCCGATCATACGCTGCATGAGGTCTGTATAATACTGCTGCCAGAGCTTGTCCATGCGCTCTTTACTCATTGCGGACTCAATATCAGGTACAAGGTCATCTGCTACCAACAGGTTTGACGCACGGACCTTGCCTGCATTGCCGGATCCGATAGACGAAAACTCAAAGGTCTCAAACCGCTTTCGTTTCCCGAGATCAATCCGCATGTCTTGGGCGTTGGTTTTACAAACTTGAATAGATGGGAAAATATCTTTCCACAAATACTCCCCTTTAGGATCTAACATCCGCCCAACTTCTTCATAAGCCCCACGCAGGAATGAATTTGAGTGCGACCCCATCAGAATGCTTAAATCTGGATTCTTTAACCCCTCCATCACCATGAACATCAATTCAATGGTGGTCTTCCCGACGCCCGGGGGAGCCATAACACCCAAAATGCGTATCTTCCGTTCAGATAGCCGCTGCATAGCTTGAACAACCGGAAGTAACTGCTTTCTGCGTGGCATATAAAACTTCTTTTTCGGCTCTCTATCCCACTCAGCATATCTTATCGCCGCATCAAAATCATACGGCGCATCAAACAGCAGACTCCGCTTGTTCAGCTCGAACATACGGAGGCTTTTTTGTTCTGCGGCGAATCTTGCGGACAGCCGACGTACTTCCTTGTTTCGCTCATGGGCCAAGGTAAAATCTTCTGGTTCTAGCAGCCGCAACGTATCAAAGGCATCAGATAACGCAGACGGGTCGGAGAGGTCACGCTTGAACGCCCTCTTCACCAGCTCCCGAATTTCCATAAAAATAAAGTGCCTCCTATCCTTTCAGATAAAAGGCACTTGGCACTGTTCGCTCCATCTGGAGAGGCACTTGGCACTACAATTATTCAATCTTCCGCCGGTTCCGGGTACGGAATCCAATGAGTTACTTCATAATCCTTTCCAAGCCCTTCCCAGTAATCTCCAACAGCATCCGCAAGCTGTTCCCATTCTTTGTACTCTGGATTGTATCAGACATCAACCCAGGTCTGCTTTCCTCCATCATTGACTCTTACCGTCACCATTACCGGCTCCATATCCGGCGGCATCCTATCACAGCATTTGATCCAGTCCATATTTCTCTAATAGCTCCCTCTTCTTTGAATCATAAGCGGCCTTCGCGCTTTCAATAGACATAAAACCCGTCTTTACCCAGCGCTCTCCGGAAACCTGTACGGCTGCCCGGTATGTTTTCCCGTTTTTCTCCGGCATAACACCACGCACACCAGTTTTGCTTCTTAGCATCGCTTTGTCTGTCTTCGCTGCCGCAATATCTGCGCGCTTTATGCCACCCGTTTTTGCAAACTTGGCCTTAACGGCAAGTTCAGAGTATTTTTTCATATTCTCGCTTTTGTATTGCTGGCAGCCACATCCCTTTGGTTTGCTTCTTATCGTCTGTGCGGGGAACTCCTTTTCGAAACCGCACATGGAACACTTGCACAGATACAGCGCGTTCCCGTGTTTGTCAATTCCGGTTCGCTTCAATACAGTCAGCGCACCATAGGTTTTCCCGGTAAGATCTTCCGTTTTCTCACGCTTATTGCATCCACAATCTTTCTTTGGCGATTTTTTATCGGTTAACCGTTGCCCCTCAACGACGCACTCATTTCCGCACTTGCGGCACATGCACCGCCAAAGCATGGCGCCTTTGGGCGAGCGCCCAGCGGGTTCTATTACTATCAGTTCCCCGAACCTTTGACCGGCGAGGTCTTTCATCTTACTCACCAAAACCACCCTCTTTTTGTTTTGTGCGGCGATTTTTCAATGCGCCTTTTTTTCACGGGATTTTAGAAAGCTCTCCTTTCCAGCACATACCACTGGATCTTACTAATCCCAATCTGCTTGCAGGCGGCCTCCACTGTGATGGAGCCGTCTTTTTTTATTTTTTAGGATATTGTCGTTTTTGGCCTACCAGCGGTAACTTTCGGCGTGGTTAATGCCTCGTATGGTGTCATGCCCATTTTCTTAATGCGGTAAGATACAAAAGAAAAGCTCAATCCGTATTGCTCGCACCAATCAATGGCCGACTTCGTTTCTCCATTAATCTCCCATTCCAGTTTCCGTTTCCTGCTCCGCTTTTCGGTTGGTCTTGCGGTAAATGTATATTTCGGATGTTGATTGTTTGCTTGCGCCTTTGCATCAGCCCACCTACAATTATCTGGTGAGTACCCTTTGTCGTTATCAATTCGGTCTATTGATAAATTATCGGCATACCCATGCGACAGAGCCCAATCCCTAAACGCAAACACATCCTCTCTCCATTCATCACAAATGTCTATTCCTCGCCCACCGTATGTTTTCCACGCATGGTTTTTGTGGTTATAACACCGCTCTTTCATTCCGCTCCAAATTCTGTATATCCTATCTTTTGATAATCCATGTGTACTAATAAGGGACTTATGATGAATACAATCTGCTTTTCCACAACTCTTTATTTTCCCATTTTCAAAAAGCACCGGATTTACTTCAACTGATCTACCGCAATCACATCTGCACACAAACATCTTTTTGCGTTTTCCAACAACGGTTAGATGGTATTTTCGAACACCTCTCCATTTTTCTATATCAAACTTTCCTCGGTTTGTTTGGCAAATACAAACCATAGGATTTTCTCTCAACAAAAACTTTGGAGCGTGGTAATTCTCTGCACCACAAAAGGTACATCTCGTTTTCCAGCCGAATCCCGTTTTATATCCAATTATCTCCCAGCATCCAATTTTCTGCCCAATCCACTTTGGGTTGCTTGGCAAATTTTCTCTTTTAATCCTTGCGGTTTCCTTTTCCGCTGCTATTCTTTTTCTTGTTTCACACCCACAAATCCCTTGATTCTTCCCTTTCGCATAATCTTTCCCGTTATGCGTGACTTTCTTCCTTCCGCACTTCTGACAGGTTAGCTCCCACATCTGTTTATGTGTTTCCCAATCATACCAAACACGGGTAACTTCAAAATCGCCGTACACTTTCCCGATTCTGTCAGAATAAAACTGATCCTGCATTTCAAGAACCTGTTTCTTGTTTGCCTCGTTAAACATCCCCCTTTTTTACCCCCTTTTTGTTTCGGCTCTCCAGCGGAGGCAACCCGTGTTCCGCCCGATACTTCGCAACTGCCTTATAGTAGGTGTTTGGACGCAACCCCAACTTTTCCATCGCCCACTTGTTCGTCCTCCCATCAGACAGAACTTCTTTGTAGGCTGCATCGAAAGCCACCTCATCTATTTCAATCGGCTTTCTTCCTTTATATGCGCCTCTGTCCTTAGCAAGAGCAATCCCTTGGGCCTGCCGCTCATGCGTGTTGATTCTTTCCTTCTCAGCCACATACGAAAGAACTTTCAATACAATATCAGCAATCAGCGTTCCTGTGAGATCGTTCGTTTTCCTGGTATCCAAAATGGGCATATCCAGCACAACAATATCTGCTCCGATCTCCTTCGTGATATGTTCCCACTGTTTTCCAGTCTCAGTGTAATTTCTTCCGAGCCGGTCAAGGCTGCACACAAAAACCGTATCACCCTTTCGGATTACAGTCATCATCGCGTTCCATTTGTCCCGGTTGTAGTCCCGCCCGCTCTCTTTATCAATGAAGATGTACCGCTCCGGCACTCCGGCCTCTTTCAGCATTTTAGTCTGCCGCTCCTCATTTTGGTCTTTCGAGGACACCCGCGCATATCCAACACAAATGCTCTCAGCCATCCCATCTCGCCTCCTTTTGTTTGCAAATTCATTATAACAAATAATTTTGTTGTTTGTCAACATGTTTTTTGCTTTTTTTAATTTTTCTGTGGTAGGGGGGCTCAGGTGGTGGGTGGCCGCCCTGTCCTATCCCCCGGGGGTGCCCGGCGGCCCGTTATCCTTGTAATACCTTGATTATCTGGGGTATACCCATACCAAACAGCCTACACATATATAATAATAATTTGGCACAAATCGCACCCACTCAAAAAATAAATAAAAATATTTGCAAATCATATTGACTACATCAAACAAATATGCTATCATATAATCACAGCAAGGGAAACCGCGCTGAATCTACCGGGCAGGAGGTAACGAAATGGAGATTGATAGCATGACCCAGATCGAGTTAGCATCTTACCTTGAAACCCTGGCGAAGCTGGTAGAGGCCACAGCCAAAGACCCGCAGGATGCGGCCCGCATTATCCGGGACGCAATCCCCAAGCAGTAAAAGAATAGGCTCCCCGCAGCCTAGCACAGCACAGGGAGCCTAAAGCACAACACGGGGCGGCATGGCCTGCCACATGTCGCCCCCACTATAACACAACCGGCAGGGAAAAGCAAGGTCACAGGCCAGGAGGGAAAGAAAATGCTTACAGTGCACGACTTGACACGGGAACAAATAAACCAGCTAAAGGGAATCTATCTTGACCAGCACTTGCAGGAAACTTGCGATGAGTGCGCCAGTTATGGAGAGATTGCAAACGCTGAGAAAATCGTTGATGACTGGCTAATCTATGACGCATACGCAGACACGCTATTTAGCCCGGACGATTTTTGGTAAATAAAAGCCCCGGCCACTACTAGCAATAGTGACCAGGGCAAGAAACCCCAGAAGAACCACCAACCAGGGCAAGCCCATTATACCAGGGCGGGCCCTCCATGACAAGGAGGAAATCTAAATGAAAACCACCATTGACCAGGCCGCAGCCCGTGAGCTGGAATTGTACACCGAAAACACCCGCCGCATCTATGATGCTTACACCGTGCCCACAATACGCAACCTGACCCGCAAAGCCAAGGCCAGGACTTATGACAAGGCCAAGGCTTGCAAGGCGTGGGAACACGTCGCAGAGGCCGCCGCAAAGCTGTATTGCAAGGAGTTTGCAGAGCCTGCAACGTGGCACACGGTTTTTAACGCCGCAACCCGCCGAGCTGTTGCCGCCAGCTTAGAAGCCAGTTACAAAGCAGAATATATTGATTCTAGTTATGAGGTGTAAGACATGGGAAAATATCTTGATATGTGGTATGGAGACAGCCCCCGCGACGCTGATAAAATCGATATTTTCTTTTCTGATTTAGATTGCATTTATCGCGGGAATATCTACAAAAACGGGCGCATTATTGGAGATTATTTCGCAAAAGAGGCGGCGCAGATTGAAAAAATGTTCCCGCAGCTTGTATTTAATTGGGCTTGACTCGCCCGCCGGGAGAATGGAGGAAATAAAAATGCTTAACATGCACAACCCGGACGACTGGGGCCGGATAGATTGCAGCCAATGCCAAGAACGGAATATGTGCGATCAAGTACAATATGACTGCCCGCTTGATGATCCGCCGCTGTTCCCACAAAGCGCCGAGGAGGTGCCCCCCGCTTGATTATCCTATTTATTCTTGCCCTTCCCTTGATGGTGATCTGGGAGACGGCGAAAAAATCTTGACTGCCCTAAGCGGGCGCGATACAATCAACACAATGGAGGCCCCGCGCAGGGGAGAAGGGAGAGCAAACCATGAAAAAGCTGACTGCTAAAGAGGTATTCACCCGCGAAGCCTATGAGGGGCTGACAGCAGAAGAACGCCGGTCGGCGCTAAAAGTTGAACAAGCAAAAGAGTGTAGCGGCTGGAGAGCCTACCCTGACACTTGTGCCGAGCTGGTGGACCTTATCCCGGATGATTGGTGGAGCAAGTACCCTGCCCAGCATATCGGGAAGGTTATGTCTCTGCTCAAATCCGCTATTGACCTGGGAGTTGACAAAGGCCGCCGCGAAGTGTAATATAAAAGCGTCGGGAGGCTGAGGCGCAGCTTTCTGGTGGGCCTCGACCCTGGCCCCACGGATTGAAATATAGATATGTATATTAATACGGCAAGAAGAGAGGGCTTACTAAGTAGGCTCTCTTTTCTTTTCCGATGGAGGCATCTGCCGCGTCGGATGCTAACTTAGATACCACCCGCCCCGCTATGGGGCGGTTTTTTTGCCCTCCAGTCCCTCCAGCGTGTCCGCCCATATCCCTACACTCCCCAGCAACTTCCCGCTGCTTGCGTGGCCTCCTACGGTCAGCAAGCGGCATTTTTGCGCCCGTGACCAACAAAGAGATCACGCCCCAAAAAGCAGAACCGCCGCAAAGGCCATTTACAGGCCCGTAGATCAGTTTTAATGTCTGGCGGTGTCTCTATATTCCAATGCCACAAAACTCCGTACAGAGGACCGCACAGCGCCACACAATGCATAAAGCAACCCCGGCCCACTCCATCAGGAGAGAGCCGGGGCATTGTCATTTGTTACGGGCCAGCGATAGGACGGCGCAGCGCTCTTTGTCTGCGTCCCACCAGGCGCAGCGGGGGCCGTCACAACGCCCGCCGATATACTCCACGCGGGGCAGCTTGCCGTCGGCCTGGAACTTAATCACGCTAGTTTTCAGCGTTGCGGCCAAATCGGGCACGGGGTCTAGGCTCCAAAGTGCCAGCCCTGGAGATTGTGCAGCCTTTAGTGGGCACAACCTCCCGCGCGTGAGGCTGTCATAGTCGCTAGTCCCTGGCGAATCTTCAGCCATAGTCGCTACTATAGTCGATAGTCGTTTACTCATCCACCACTACAGACCTAGCGATCCGTTCCTCAAGCTGCTTTTGGTCGGGAGAGTCGCCGAGAGGTGTTCCAGGCGTGAGAGTGATTTCTTGGCGGTCTGCGTAATCAAAGTTGTTCTTCCCCAAAAAGATTGCAGAAACCGGGTTTACCTTACCATTCAGGATGTAATACTCCCATAAAACCTCAAGTTTTCTGTACTCTTTTTTTATCAAGTCCCTTGTCGCAGAGCTGCATTCAAGGTTTCTCCCGACAACATCATGAGTAATTTCCCATAGTCGCCGCCTATCAAGTCCAAGCACATCAGCCATACCAGATACCTGTGGCTTTGTGTCAAAGTCGATGCAGAGTTGCCAGAACTCGTCAATTCTCTGCTTTACAGCATTCTCGTCAGAGAGGTCAACTCTATCAAATTTGTTGAGGGCTTGGATAAACATAGTCGCTTTGCTGTTATCTCCCGGCTCCGCAAGTTCATACCCGAACTGCTGTAGGTCTGGACGGTTTCTTTTCCGTTTTACGACCTGCTCCATAGTCACATCATTCTTGTTCAGAGTTGTCACCTTCTTTCGCAAACCCAAACCTCTCTCTTGCTCTCTTTGCCATGTTTTCCCGCTGTTCGTCCGATAGTTCCTTCGGAGCGCGGACTTTAATCCACTTCTTGGGGAAAGTATATTCCCTCACACCTTCACCTGTTCGAACTACAGTAATTTCTTTGTGTTTTCCGGCAAGTACATCTAATCGGCGAATCAGGGCACGATCCATCGTATAGCAGGATGCAAGAGGCTCTTCCTGATTGTAGTTGTAGATAGTTTCCATTTCGTATTTTGTTAAGTCCAATGTTCGTTCCTCCATTCGAGAAAGGACATCTTCTTGAAAATCATAGTCGCCATGATGTATCTGATAGTCCCTGAGTTGGTCAGGAAGTAGAGTTTTGATAGGATTGGGGAAATGTCCTCAAAGTAAGGCTCCCAAGCGGGATTGCTATATTTCATTTCCCAAACACCGCCTTCATATAGTCGCTGGTCAGGTAAAGAGCCTCTTTCTGGGAGAACCCCTGTTTTATCAGATTGTCATAGAATACTTTGAGCATTTCGGACATGGCTCCTACTGCATTAAGTAGACTTGAAATATCTTATTTCATTTTTATTTATAATCCCCCTTTATATCATAATGTAAAATAATCGTTCTGTCAAGCCTCAAATGCTTTCTTTGCTAATTCCTTAATTTCTCCCGCCGTATACTTTCTTGCTCCCCTGTCCGTTTCAAATCCCTCCTTCGGCGGGTCTGGGAGGGGCATCCAGTGGGTGACACCGCCCGGCTCTCTTTCTCCGTGTGGTGTAATGACACGCCACTTCTTTCCCATGTCACTATGCCAGCCCATCATGGTCTGCCAGCGTTCATGCCAAAACGCCACCACAAGGACATCCGCTTGACTTTCCGGCAGCCTGTCCTTGACGCTAATCCACTCGCTCATGTTGCCCGCCCTCCCCGTCGTGGATGGAGCCGATGATTTCTTCCTCACCAGTCCATGCGTATCCTGGCATCAAGTCAGATAGATAGATTGCTGGCATTCCTCCGATAAAGGTTCCGCCGTGTTCCTGAACCCATACCACCTCATGGGTGCAACCACGGCTGCATTTTACAATGTCCCCAACAAACACTTTCCTCCCGTTCTTGTCGGTCAGGCCGGTGTACTGGCAGAGCGTGGAAGGGTCGACCTCAAGGCAATTTACAGTAGAAAAAAGAGACTCGCCCTTCTTGTAAAGCACAGCACTCTCAGATGGTAAAATCGATCGCCCTCCATCTGCAAACGAAATCAAGCTTCCTTTCACCCACTCGCCATTATCCAGCCGCTTGGCTTTGAAAAGGATTTCTCTGGTCATTGGGCACCTCCGATGATCTCGTCCAATGTGGCCCGCCTTATGCTCCTCAGCGTAGGAAACGTTTCATCAAGGTTATCAAGACTGCCCTTATAGTTGTCTTCGTCATCATACATGTAAAATGTCTGTCCCACTATATCAACGTATGCCAATGTTTTAACAACTGGATATAGCACTTTGATAGCCTTCGCCCTCTCCACCTCCTGCTCCGTCCAGCGGGGCTTGCGGGCGATGTTTTCTGGATGATTTATGAGATTGTTAAGACATTCCACAGTGGAGAATCCCCAGCAGTCATTTGATATTTCAATCTGGAATGTCCCATATTTATTGATACGAAATCGCCCTAACGTGTTTCCTCTAATTTCAAACTTTTCTTCTGGTTCAACCCCAAGCACCTCGCAAATTCTCGGCTTGTCCATGTTGGCCTCCTCCTTGATTTTCAGGTACTTTTCGATGGCTTCGTCTAGGTTGGCCTCCTTGTCACGTTCGATGCAAAACCGAATATATTCCTCGATAAACTTCATGTCATTTTCGGCACCCTTGATTTTTCCCTTCCAGCCACAGGAGGGGCAGTAGAAGATATCTCCGCGTCCTCCATTTCCGCAGTTTCTGCCGCAGTTAGGGCACTCTGCATCAGCAAACATCAGATTAGCCATGGTCGGCCTCCTTTCGCTGGCCCCAACGCCAAATATAGCCATAGGCACTTTTTCTTTTCCCGTTACAGACTGCTGTTATATTTCTTCTCCGTGAAATAATTCCGCTAGATGCTTCATGAACAGACGAATATTCTCTTATAAAATTCCCATCTAAATCAAACTGAAAAATTGGCTTTCTTTTCTCGCTTTCCCTACCAGCACTTGCAGAAATATGTGTCTTATAATACTGTTTTAACGAACTTGATATTTTTTCCCGGTGGGCTTCGTTATGCGATATTCCTCTAATTTTTTCCGCTTGCTTCTTGGTTTTTCCCCCATAATTGTTGTTATATGCAACTGTACACCATTCCAAATTTTCAACAAAATTATTTGTTTTGTCTTCGTCTTTGTGGTTTACTGCCGGAAGATTGTCCGGGTTTGGAATAAATGCAGAGGCAACAATACGGTGGACATATTCCTGCTTTGTCTTCCCGTTTTTCGTTAACGGGACTGTTTTATACCCTCTGGAATGATTTGTTTGTTTTAATACTGCCCCATGTACTGGCTTATCATAAATTCTCCCATTGTCATTTACATGAATAATTCTGTCAACGCTAAACACTCTTCCAAGATTGTCCACTTCATAATACCCCTCATATCCCGGAACCGGCCTCCTGACCACAGGCACAGCGTCGATGGTGGGTAGGCTATCAAACATACGCTTCATGACGGCTCCAGTCACCCCATCACCACCAAAGCACTCTCGTGCATTATCCGCATCAACTAGTCTCATGCTCGGCCTCCCACTGTTTCTTCATGTCTTCGTATAACTCTTCCATCTTTCGATTCCACCCCTTGAGCTTCCACAGGACAAGCAGGCCAAGCGCCATCCACTCCACAGCGGCTATAATTGTAAGAATATCAGCCATCCTGCTCCCTCCGTAGTGCGGCCTCGGCCAGTTCGCGGAGGCGGTCAATGGGGCCGAGAGCACGATATTGCTCCAGCTCTTGCTTGTCCACTCTCAGACCAAATGCTTCACCTTTGAGCTGTTCGATTTCCCCCGGCTCCAAGCCAGTCTCCTCATAGGCTGCGAGGCGGTCAACGTGCGGCCCGTAATCTTCTCTTCCTTCGGCATCGATAGCTACAAACCATTTTCCACCACCATGCCCATTGTCACACCAGTATGTCAGTCTCTCCATGCTCACCCCTCCTCCGGCGGCCCGTCAAAGGCCGTCCAGTATTGGCCGTACAGCTCCAGGCTAAACGGCTTGATGTGCTTGCAGTACAGATATCCATCCCTGCACCCTTCTGCAATCTCCAGGCCGCCCCATTGGAGCTGGGCTATCCCTGCGCCCTCAATGTAGATTGCCGTCTCCTGGGTGATGGATTCCAGCTCTGCGCGGGTGTATTGGTGTCTCATGGCGATACCTCCGTCGGGCGGCGGTACACGGTGTAATCTCCACTGGGGCGATCCAGGGTCTCACCGCCCAGCTCCTCCCGCAAGATGTCCTCGAACCCGGCGCCCTCTAGTACTGCCAGGCAATAGATTCGACCGTTTACCACCAGCGCCCACTCACCGTCGTCCCCATAGTCAATCCATACCTTGTCATAGTCCATGCTATCAAGGTCTGCCTGCGTCAGCGGCTCGTTCTGCGGGGTGAGGGTGGGCATATGCTCAACGCAGTACATTACCCGTCCCATCAATGCCTTTTGTGCATCGGATTTTGCCAGTTTATTTGCAATATTTGCAATCTCCAGTTCGAGCAACTCTCCATCAATCGCCCTTGCCATCGTTCAGCGCCTCCTTAACCATGCGTGGGCTTCCCTTTGTGGGGATTTCTTGCGTTGGCAATAAAAGCATCCATAATAAGCGTGAGACGATTATGTTTGACTTCGCCATTTCCATCGATATAAAAGTTTTTCATGCTCCACCGCTGGAGTTCTCGGCCAAATGGATAGTCTACAACTACGTCTTGCCCAATTAGGGCTATAAATTCATTTTTTGTCATTGTTTAGCGCCTCCAGTCTCTTTCTCAGTTCCTCCCACGCCTCTGGGGTGAGAGGGCGACCACATTGAGAACAGTATTGGTGTCCCCACCGCTCCCATGCGATTGCTGTATCAGCTGCTTTGCAACGGTCACACCCAGGCCACAGCCGCTCCACCTGCTCCCGGCTGACGGGGCGGAGGGCGGAGAGGGCCATATCAATAGCATCCCAATAAGACAGCCCATCTTCCCGGTCATCCCAGTCCGGAGTCCACCGCTGTATAGTTTTCAGGCACTCAATCGCTTCTTCCCGCGTCATGGCTTGACCTCCAATCTCTGCAATTCCTCCGCGCTCAGAATCGGCGCGCGGGTGTTCCAGGCGAGCATAACCTCATACTCAGTGTCATATCGCCCTCCATAGTCAACATCCCATCCGAACATCATTTCACATTCGTTGCAAGAAACGCTATAAACATGGTTCCTTGATGGGCGCAATAATCTTGGGCCATATGCTACAACTTCCGCTTCTCCCCCGCAGAACGGGCACGGAACCAGCACCCCCGCCTCCGTCAGCCGCTTGGCTGCCTCTTTATTGCCAAGCAGGGCTAATTTGATATCATCCACCACAGATACCTCCCCATTGTTCGGCCATCGCCTTTGCCAATCCAGGAAACGTCTTGGCTCTGTTTTTCTGACGGTCTTTCCCGCCTCGCATAAACCACGTACCGGCCTCATGGCAGCCGCACTCCGGGTCTACGATGTCTGTCGGTTCCAATGGCGGCAGACCCTTCAGCCACAGACGGGTCTTTTTCTGTACTGGATGCCCGAACATCCAGGGCTGCACCTCCTGGCTGTGCGGCGGCATTTCATAAATTCTGCTTGATACTGGATTTTCAACACAGATTTTCGGGCAGTCCGCGTCCAGAAATTTCAGAAAAAACTCCTTTGCCTCCAAACCTTTCTGGTATCGCTCCTGATTGAGGATGCCGCCGCGAAACAGGTGCTTAGCACCAGCGTTTGACAAGTATGTACAGGGCGGAAACGCCAGAATCATATCCCACTGTATTTTCAGTAACTCCAGCGCGTCACATCTCAGATGCCACTCCGGATGCCCCCCGCTGCACGGCTCAATGTCGCAGCTGTACGCATCATGCCCCAACGCCCGGAACGCCTTGCAGACTTCCTGCGACTCCTCACAGGCAACCAGCACTTTCATTGCTCCACCGCCTCTTTGTCTCCCAGCAGGGCGCGCGTCTTATCGTCCATCGTTCGGCACCTCCTTGACTGCTTCCCACCGCTCCGCTGATGCCGTAGGGGTCTCTGGTGATCATATCAGCACCCCATCTAACGCCTTGCTTAGTACATCCGCATTTTCCAAAGTACGATTCTTTCTATATTGACTTTGTGCGAACTCAACATACTTAATAATGTTTGACCAGTGCTGCCCTAGTTCCTTCCATTGTTTCATGGATTCATTTGCTATATTATATTGATACGTCATTTTCCCCTTATCAGAAATCGCCCGTTCTCTGGTTATAGATCCCGCTCTAATACTTGCATACATGCTGGACAAAAAACGGAACGCAAGCTGATCTGGAAGAGATAAACCGTCCGGCATGGGGGCCCCTTGCTCAGCTTCTCTTTCAAATGGAAATATCATAGTCTCTCCTTTGTAACACTAAGTAACCGTTTTGTAACACGTCTGGTGTTACGCTATAAACATTGCGCCGCAACGGATTGAAAGAACTGTAACACCTGTAACACCTATTTTTTAACTTTGAATTTTTAAAAAAAGTGCGCACGCAATTTTTTTATTTTATAGAAACATATCAAAAAGGGTGTTACAAGGTGTTACGGTGTTACAACTTCGAATTCCCAATTACGGCAATAGTTCCTCTACGTTTTCCTCAAAATCATTCAAATAATTGTCCATTTTGAGCCAAATACAACGTGAAACTCGCCCGTTAATCCGTTTTGTTCGGGTCATTTTCCCATCTTTACCCGGAAGAATTAGGTTGTTGTTTTTCGCCCATCCGAGAAAAGCAGAGGCATTGTAACCCTCGTCTTGAAGGATCTGGTCGAATTTGGAGCGAATGATATAAGCGTAATCATCGTCCAGATCGCCCCACACTTCGCCCTGGTGGGCGTCCGCACCCGGCGAGAATCTGGATTGGTTGATGTTAATGAAGTCATATAGGTATTGCAGGGCGCGGGCGTTTTGGTTGACGGTCTCTTTTGATACCAGATATGGCCGGATATCGTCTGGCTGAAGGAGAACGCCATCTTGGAAGATCCACTCCTCTGATAGCCTGTCAGCGGCCAGTATAAGGGCCGCAGATGCCGTCTGCTTGTCCATAGTGTCACCGGTCTTAATGGCCTTTTGTAAGTCCTCCTGGAGCTTCTGGACGCGCTCTATCACGCCATCCGCCATCAGGTGATCTACAAACTCCCGCCCAGCGAAACCGTAGTTGGCGTACAGACTGGTGGCGGTCTTTTTCGGCTCATCAAAGAGTTTGGTATCGTGGCAGTCCACCTCAATTGTCCGGTTGACTGCTCCCTCTCCACTATTGGCGGAAATGATGGGAAATTCGCCTGTGGTGATGACGCAGTTCCTCCAGGTAGGTGTCTTTTGGAGGCCTCCCTGCTTCCGGCCACGGGCCCGTCCCACACCTTCTGATAACTGATAGATCATCCGGTCGAAGTCCTTCCGGTTGTCCTTGACCAGTTGGAGCTCGTCAATGATGAGGGGCAGGGAATTGCAGAACGCCGCTCCCAGTTCCTTCCCCACCTCCGTGGCGTTGAAGGTCTGGATGTAAACGCCGATCTCCGGATTGGCCCACACGCTGGCGGCCAGAACCAGGCTCAGGCTCTTTCCGGTTTCCGATCCGCCCCACAGGTGTACAAAAAATGGTAGGCAACGGCACGGTCCCACCAGAACAGAGGCGAAGGAAGCGGCTAGAACGATACGGGCGATCACGTTACCGGGAGTTTTGCCTGACCGGACAGCTCTCGCGCAGTCCAGCCAGGCCTCCCGGCTCCCATGCTCCTGGATGCTCTCAAAACGAGTGCGGTAGGTTTCCTCTCCATCAAAGACCAGTTCTTCCTCATATGGCGAGAAGCCATATTCCTCAATCCAGCCCAGCCGCCCCACGCTGGATACCTCCGGGATCAGGTCATAATTGAGCTGCTCCACATCAGCCAGATATCGTACAAGGGCCTTGCCGGTCTCACTGTTGACCATGATTCCATACTTGGAGAGTCCGATGATAGAGCGGCTGTCGGAAATTACGTTGCGATCCACAATCACAATGTCCCACCGGCGGCTAAGCCGGTATGCAAGCATAACCTTGTGCTCCCGCGTATCTACGTTTACCAACCGCTGAACCGGCATGATGGGGTGGTAGCAGGCCACGACCTCAAAGCCCATCTTGTCGGTGCCGTAAATACCTGTGTCAGTAGCCGTCCAGCCCCCACAGTCCAGTTCCATTTCCTGTCCGGTAAAATCCGTTCGGTTAAAGCCCGGCGTCACTGTCCCGCTGACTGTCTCTATGTAATCTTTGAACAGCGTTGCCAAGTTTCTGACTCCGACCGCCTGCGCTTGGATGGACATACGCCCCATAAGCTGCCGCATCTCGAATTTGTTTTCTTTGTGAGCGTATAAATATTCAAACGGTTTCGTGGTCGTCAAGTAGTCGTCCCTTGTGTATACGGGCAATTCTTCCAATGCTTTTTGCCTCCCTTCTCTATAAAGTCGTCAAGCCAGTATTCAATATAAGGGAGGCGCCTGACGGCCTCGACATATAGCGGGTGATAGTAGGATCTCTCGCCCTGAACGACGGGTGCAAACACGTCCATTGCCTCCTTCCAGTACCTCTGTTCAGAAAGCATAAAATAGAAGTTTGTTTCAGCCCGGTCTTTCCGCCGCTGCTCTTCACGCCTGGCTTCTAGCACCTTTGACCGTTCCATCCTGTCTGGTTTGCCGGATGTGAGGCCCAGGTGGAAATCGGCATTGATTCTGAGCACGGCCTGTCGAAAGTTCAGATCAAACAAGCGCATAACAAAATCAATGACAGATCCGTGGGCCCCACACCCAAAGCAATGGAAGCCGCCTTCACCATCATATAGTTTTAAACTGGCTGTGTGATCTCCAGTGTGGAACGGGCATTTCATGAATCCTGAACGTCCTACCTGGAATCCATAGGTCTCCGCCATTTGCCGAGCAGGCAATAGCCGCTTGATTTCAGGAGCTATATCCATATGATTACCCCCGCTTCAGGCGGTCTCTCACCCAGTAATAGAGGGTGCTGTAAATGATTTGGGCCGTCTCTGATGGCTTACAGAAGATAACTGTCAGGTTAAACCGAGCCTGCCAGGATAGGAGCGTTGCGGCAAAGCTCTGAGGCTTAAGCTCTGACCGATAATTATGCAGAAAGATGTCTGTCCAGGAGGCGTTTTCCACAATCAGAAAGACCTTGATGCCACCGGCCTTTGCCCGTATCATCTCCCGCTCAAATCGCTCCCGGCCATTGGTGAAGTTCCCGGCAATCTCGTCCAGGTTGGCCTTGCGCTCTACTACAATCTCGTCCTCGAAAGTGGCGTCACCCAGCATGACGGAGTAATCTCCAGTCTCCAGGGCCCGGCTCTTGTGCTGAATGTTATGCTTGTCCAGCCAGGAAATGATGTGCTGATGAACCTGCTCCCGGCTGTCAGCTATGACCACCAGTTCTTTCAGCTTCTTTTTGATCTCCGCATCGGTGTAGTGGGTCAGCATCCGACCACCTCAGTTCCACGGAAGATCCTCGTCATCGTCAACTTCTTTGAGTTGCACCAGCTCCTGACGCTCCGGCATGGGGCCTTCCCAGGGGGGAAGTTTCGCCGCTCTATCCTGGTCAAGAAAATATTGAACTTTGAGGTATCCCTGGTCATCCTCTTTCAGTTTGGCTGCGCCAACAGCGCCAACCCAAGTCGGAAGGGTAAAATCTCCGTCATCAATGTTGAAGGAATCAAAGAACTCGGTCATGTTCTGATTAAACCATTCGTTCTTGACGATGTAGTGCTTGATGGGGATATTGCTTCCGTTTGGCCGGATGACGATGACCAGCATGGGATTCCCCTTTTTACTCTCCGTATCTTCTACGCTAACGATCTCCACCCGGTAGTTACCAGGCTTCAGCCGCTTACGCTCTTCTCTTTTATAATCATCCCAGTTTCCCATGTTTCATTTCCTCCTCGCATAATTTGTAGTGTTTGCAGGTGAAGCAAAACCCCTTGCAGGTCTTGCGGCTCCTGAAAAAGTGCCGGATTCTGTCAAGCATATTTGCTCCTCCAGTTCTCACAGTACAGATCCACCAGTCCGGCCCGATCCATCCAGATCATGAACTGGCGGACAGTTTTTTCAATTGGGTCTGTATCATCTGGCAGATATGACTCCCGGTATACATAGCTCCCGTCGCTGATGATATATTCGAATTTCTGAACCTCCGGACATAGGTAGAAGTACATGGGGTGCTGAGGGCTATCCAGGTATTTCCCCACGTGGTATGTCTTACTGAACTTGGTATCATATATGATTCCAGCTTTTAAGAAATCCAGAATGCCGTAACAGATGAACTCTACGCCGTCCACCACCAGAGGTCTCGATGCCTTGACCTGATACTGCCCATGTGCGATGATTTCGCAGATCTCCTTGACCGGCCTGTACCACTCCTGCTCCGGGGTAATTTCCGCCCCTTCGCTGACAGCGTGAACCACGTTCTCAAACCGGATACCGTCCAGCATGGCCTTTGATTGCGGCTTCTTTTCCCGGCGGAGCGTGGAGAGAAATTCGTCAAACGAGCTGCCCTTTAATGCGTACTGCCAGGAGGATAAGAGACTCTGCGTCAGCAGGAACTTATTTCTGCTCGGCCCACTCATAGGCTTTTGTCTCCTTGTTGTAGATAATCCCAAGCTCCTTCAGCCGCTCGGAAAGAGCAGCTTTCAGTTCCCGTTCACTGGTCAGGGCGTGCTTCAGGACCTTGATAGCAGACATGGCGGGCTGTATGTCCTCCGGCTTCTGAATGGAATCCAGGGCCAGCCGCCCTGCTGCCATCGTCTCATCATACTGCTCCTGCTGAGGCTGGAGCGAGGCGTGTTCTGTCGCTATGTTCTCTTTGACCTGGGCGAACAAACGGGCCAGGAAGTCATTAGGTTCCCCGTCCTTCAGTTCCGGAACCTTCATGAGCCCCTTGATGCCATAGGCAGCTTTGGCGTTGTAGTTCATAGTGGGGGTAAAGCCCAGATAGCGCTCCCCGTTGACGATATGGAGATAGGCCCCTAGGTCGGCGGGCTGCCAGACAAGCGTCTTGGCGGAACCCTCACACACGATGTCATAGAATACGTCGTCTCCCTGCCGGTCTTTGGCTGCATGGAAGAGGAATACCACATTGAACTTCTTCCTTAGCTCAGCGGACAAGCGAAGAAATTCGGTCTTGACAAAGCCGTATCCCTGCTGGGAGAAGCCTCCAGACTTCTTGCTGGCGGCAGGCTCATTCCTCATGGCCCAGTCCTTCATCAAGTCAATCAGTGCCCCACAGGTATCAATGACAACCGTCTTGTAGCGTCCCTCAAAGGATTTGATGTCAGCCAGAAGTTCCTCATAAGTTTTGATCATAGAGCTGTCCTTCCGGTGCTCTGGCTTGACACGGCTCATGCCCTCGTCAGCGTCAATAAGTATCACGTCCGGGGCGGACAGGGCCAGTGTCGTTTTCCCCACCCCTGGAAGGCCACTGATAATCATGATGATATTCTTGTTGGAAAAATCCATGTTCTCCGGCTTTACAATCATTTTCTTCTTCCTCCTTGCATGTTTTACAGATTCCGTTAGTATCATATGAACCAAGCTCATTCCTGCATCTGATACACCACCCGGCGGGAGATTCTAATTGAGTATCACGAAGCGGTGGCTTAATCCTCATAAGAAGGCTCCTCTGTAGGAAATTCTACATACGGAGCAGCTTGCCGGATAATCTCTGATACAATGTAAGATTTCCGAAGGTTGCGTTCACGTTGAAGCTGTGTGATAATTCTATTTGCATCCTTCTGAAGCCGAACCAATTCACACTTGCTTTCCGTTACTGGATATGTTTTAATGATGATAGGTTTCATTCTATTCTCCTTTTTGCCGCCCTCCGGTCTCGCACACCGGGGAGCGGCGCTTTTATTCGTAAATAACGGCCTCCGCCCGTGTAATAAAGTGATGAATGCCAGTGGAGCACTCGTTCCATCGGTTATCGTCGAAATCAGTCACCTCAACGGTTTCGCCTATGGCATAAACAAAGTTCGGATCATAATTGCTCTTTACCTGGCCGCCAGCAGGATTTCCGTTGATATCTGTGATACTCAATACCTTGGCCTTACTGGCGCGGCATTTTCGGCTAGTAGCGGAGGCCCGGCGTGCATCTGCGGGGATTTCCAACTCCACAACAAGGCCACTTGCCTTTTTATAGCCGATATAAGAGCCGGATTCCGGACATTGCAACGGATAGAACACCGTATAAATATTCCACATCATTTGATCTATAGATGCCCCGCACAGGTCGGCACGGCGCAGGTCGGCATTGCGCAGGTCGGCATTGCGCAGGTTGGCATCGCTCAGGTTGGCACCGAACAGGTCGGCATTGCACAGGTTGGCATCGCTCAGGTTGGCACCGCGCAGGTTGGCACCGAACAGGTCGGCA